CCTTCCCCACAGGGTGCGCTCATACCAGTCCACTGAATACTCGGAGGAGGACCCCGTGTCCACATTCTCATACAGCCTACACTCCCCGAGGTGGATGCGGATGCCCTCGGCCCCGTTGCCTGTGCCTGTAGGTCCGGCCCCGGTTCCCATCGTACCGACCCCGTAGCCGATGCTCTCTCCGTAGAGGGATCTCGTCCAGTTGTCTCCTTGGATCCAGTAGCGGAAGTCGTGATCCTTGTTCTGACCTCCGGCGCCTGCCGTGCTATCGGTGAAGTCAAGATCGGTGTGCTTGTACCACAGATGAGGAGGATCCGCGTTCTCCCAGTTGATCCAGGCTCCAAAGTCGTCGTCGAATATCGTCGTTCTTGTATCCTGTACTCTGAGCGCCCCCGATCCGATCCAGATCTGATAGCCCTCAATTCTGAGGTGACCTTCGACCGGGTATCCTCCTGTCGTCGCAGTGTCAGGCATACCTGTCACCGATCCGTTAACGATCGAGATGAAATAAGCCGAACCGCCAGAACCTGTCGACGGAGACGACGCTCCGCTCCAAGGTGAATTGGATCCGTACGGGCTCAGCGGTACAGAATCCTCTCCGGTGTCGTACCAGTACTCGTGGAGCGCCACGGCAGGTTGCCAGAAGAGCTCGTGGAAGTCCGAACCGGCGCCGAGATCGTCTCTCACTCCGTGATAGGATGCCTGAACGTTGGTGGCAGACTGATTGTGGAAGTCATACATCTCCAGCCTTGCGTCTGGAAATGACCCCCAGACGTCGATCGATTTGTAGTACGGTTCCAGATTCGAGGTGTCGCCTTCGGGCCACTTCGCATCTATGTTCGCCCAGTAGAGTTCCCCCTGTAGAAATCCGCCCGTAGATTCGTCCTCAGCCTTGAAGTACGGAACGGCCCATCTCCAGTCGCCGATGTCGTTCGTCCTTCTCAGCTGGAGCACTCCTTTGTGCCACGGATCCTCATCCGGGTTGTACTCGATCGTCGCTCTGTGGCCTCCGTACAGGTCTGTGTACTTGTACTTCGAGTCGGTGTCCGTTATCATCATGAAGTCGTCGATGTTTCCCTCATGCAGCTGACTGATGCTGTTGATAACGTAGTCGCCCTCCTCCTCCACGATCTCTATGATGGCGATCTCTCTGTAGACGTTCCAGAGATCGTCGCCTGTCGGATCGAAAGGATCGGGGTCGGGACTTGACGTCGCCGTCACCGGCTCAGGTCTGAACGTCGAAAAGTCTTTCGTGAAGGTGTACTTCAGCTCGGCTGTGTGGAAGAGTTCCCAGTGCTGTTCGCTTCCGTCGTTATCCAGATACACCAGAGCGTAATATGTCCCGGCCTCGTCGCCAGTTGACAGGAAGTCCGATATTGGAATCTCGTGCTGATCTATCGGGTCGTCGGAGAAGCCGCTGGTGCCAGTGTCGAGCTCGAAAGGTGCCAGTGCCTTCACCGAAGTCGGTCCAACTCTTCTCCAGGCACCGGCTCGTATCAGGATCGTCTCAGAGTCTTTCTTGTTGACCTGAAAGCTCCTCTTCAACTTTCCTCCGGCACCATAGTCTCGACGACGCCTGTACTGAGGAGTGACCATCCCCATTCCTTCGACGGCCCTGACGACATTGCCTATGCGCTGTGCCGACTGATCATCGAATACTACATTTGGCATCTCTTCTCCTAGTACGTCGCGGGCAGATTCAATCCCGCCCAATCCTGTTCCCAGATTCCGTGATACTCAAGATACACGCTTGGATCTCCGAAGCCGAGCGGCTTTCCTGCCAGACCAATCCTGATTGGATCTCTTATCGCGTCCCCATCGGTGTCAAGATTCTTCCTGTATTTCACCAGGTTGCCGGGACTGGTCGGAGTGCCTCCGCTTTCGACAGCCTGAAAGACACCCATGTTCGAGATGCGCTTTATCCACGTCTGAGGATCCACCAGAATCTCAAACGTCTCCGCCCAATAGTCTATCTGATCGTCGGTCCATCTCTTCTGTGCCTTGAAGTCTCTCAGGAATCCTGTAAACACCGGAAGCGATATTCCAGCGACAGTGATCACTTCCTTGTTGATCGTGTTCTGATACGTCCGTATGTCATCCGGATTGAAGGCACTTCCAATGATATTTCTCTGGATCGCAATGATCATTATGTAATCCTCTATCATCGCCGGCGGATCGAACGGCTGCTTGAAAGGCATGTTCACCACGTCGACCTTCGGTTCGTCTCTGGTCGCACCAGCCGCCGCTATCGTCTCGTTGTAAGAGTAAGCCTTGTCAAAGACTTTCTGTCTTGAACTGTAGCTGAACGATATTACGGGATCGAGGTCCCACGGATCCGTTCCTGATCCTGGAGGGATGTCCGAAGGTTTCAGCTCATACTTGACGACGACCAGCCATATCCCCCAGGCGTCGCCTTCAGGTCTCGGCGTTATGCTCGTGGCCCAGAGAGTTGGATCGTTCGGATGATCGGCGCCCGTGTCCGGAAGCCCCCAGCTTGCGATGCCTTCGTCTATCACCGTCAGGGCGTCATCGTTGACGTTGTTGGTCGTCGCCTGGAAGGATCGAGTCGCAGTCTTTTTTCCCATCTCCTTCTGAGCGGTTCGTTCCTGAAATCTTTCGTTCATGGATGTCACACTCATACGATACTCCTCGATTCAAGTTCGATGTCCTGCTGCGCCGCGAATCCTTCCTGAAGGACGTCCAATTGTTTGGCCACCTTCTTGTTCAGATCCGCGAGCTGCTTTTTCTGATCCTTCTGAACCTTCAGACCTTCGTCACGCGTTCCAGAGCGGATCCTCAGGCGATAGTCCTCCACGCTTCCGGCTTCGACGGCACCGGCGAAAGTCTTCGCCTGTTCGGCTTGCTTTCCTGCGCGATCCTTGATCTCCTCCGTACGTTCCTGAGCCAGATCTCTCAGGGCGACCTCCGCCTCGAGAGCCTGTTCGCGAAGCCTGAAGAACTTCGCAGATCCCTCCTGAGTCTTTGCTATCTCGTCCTGAATCTGCTTCCGCTTCTCTATCAGGAAGTTGATCTTGCTTTCCGTACGAAGCTGATCAAAGAGAGCCTTTTCGCGCGCCTTCTCAAAGCTCTTCTGTGCCTCTATGTCCTCTTCACTTGGTTCGAAAGGTCTCGTCGCAACCTTTTCCACGGCCTCCGCCTGAGTCTGGAGACGGTCAAGCTCTTCTGCTATCTTCGCCACCGTCGTCGCACCTATCTCCTCAGCCTTCTTTCCAGACAGCTCTGTGAGAACCTCGATCTTCTCCAGAAGCGGTATCTCGCTCTTGAGGGTGTCGGCTAGCAGCTTCTCTGCCGCGGCACTTCTCTCCGACCTTTCCCTGTTCAGCTGTCTCAGGTTGGCGAGCGATCCATACTTCTCATTGATGTCAGCCTGCTGTGCCGCCCAAGCCTTCTCCGATTCGATCTTCGCCTTCTCAGCTTTCCTGGCTTCCCAGATGGACTTCGCCAGAGCGCCCCAGGCGACGGCACCTGCCGCGAGCACGGCGAGGATTCCAACCGACTTCGCCATCGCGAATGCCGTGGCCTTTCCACTCATGGCAGAGGCGGTCGCGTTCGCTTTCTTCGCCGCGGTGTTGGCTGTGGTGGCAACGGTGTTCTGCGTCGTCGCGTTCGCCGCCGCGACCTGAGCCGCACTAACAGCTCCATTGGCGGCCGCCTGTGCCTTTGCCGCCACCGTGTTGGCAGCCTTGGCTGTCGTGTCGACTGTCGTCGCGGCCGTTGCCGCCATCTGCTTCGCGGTGAAGAGAGCGATGCCGGTTCCGATGACCTTCAGTATCGCAACGAATGTCCCGAAGGTCATTATCAACTTTCCGACCAGCATCAGGACAGGTCCAAGGACGGCCGCTATCATCACGGCATTCAGAATGAACTTTCTCACGCCTGGACTCAGCTTGTTGAATCCTTCCACCATCCTCGCTATACCCTTTGCGAATTCAAGTACGGCGGGGGCCACGGTCTCACCTATGACCGCGAAGGCATTCACGATCCTGTTCCTCACTATCGTCATCTGATTGGCGAAAGCCTTCAGCTGATTCTGCTGGACCTTCTGCGTCGTTCCGCCCATCTTATCGAGACGACCTTCGAACTCCTTGATCCTGTCAGACATCCCTATCAGCGGAAGGATGGCGCCCTGCATTCTCCTCTTGAATCCCAATGCCTCCAGCGAAGCGGATCTCTGCTTCGGAGTCATGGTTGCGAAGGCAGATTCCATGTCGCCAAGGATGTCCGCGAAGTTCCTGATGTTCTCTCCTGCGTCGAAGACTCTGATGCCAAGCTTCTCGTATTCAGCTGAGTTCTTGATCGCGGCGGGAATCAGAAGCCGAAGGACTCTTGCGAATGCTTCGCCACCGACTTCCGCCTTCCTCTGAATCTCCGCGTATCCTGCGAGGACCGCGATGCCCTGCTTGGCATCCACGCCGAAGGCTCTCATCACTCCACCTGCTCTTGTCAACGCGGTCGCAAACTGTTCCGTCGTGGCGTCGGCGAGCTGGTTGGCGCCAACTAGCAGGTCAGATATGTCCGACATATTCTCCATCGTCTTGGCGGCATCGGCAGACTTGAGACCGAGCGCCGCCACGGATCCGGCGAGGAGCGAAGTCGCTCTTGAAAGATCGAAGGCGCCCGCCTGAGCGAATCTTGTCACGACAGGAAGCACCTTCAGAGATTGTTCAGCCTTGAAGCCGGCGGACGCGAGGAAGAAATACGCCTGAGCCAATTCCTTTGCCGCGAAGGTGCTTTCGGTCGACAGGGTCTTGGCCAGAGATCTCATCTCCATTTCCATCTGCTTCGTGACGCCGCTCATTATCGCCAGGGATTCTGTCATCGCCTTGTCGAAGTTGGAGAAGGCTTTCACGCCTCCACCTAGTGCGGCGACAACAGGAAGAGTGAAGCCGACGGTCATCCTGGTGCCCATCGTGCTCATCTTTCTTCCGACTGCCTGAGCCTGAGCGGCGACCTTCGTCATCGTGGCTGAAGCCGAAGTCCATGCCGCATTGAACTGCGTCACGTCTCCAACCAACCTGAAGGTTACGATTCTGTCAGCCATTCTTCTCCTTCCTCCTCTTCGGGCGCAGATGCCTCAGGTCAATCACCTTGTTCTTTGGCAATCCCATGAGCCAGGCTTTGAACTTCATCGCTATCTCCGACTGAGACTTCGGCTGTATTCGCTTCGGCTTGAACTTCAGAATGAAATCCTCTATCTTCGCACGCTGTCCCTTCTTTCCCTTCAGCATGTTGACGATGGTCATGCAGATGAGAGCGGTCCTGAAATCGCTCCTCTCTGGATCGCCCGGATTCGTTCTGTCGTACACGCACCATTCTGCAAACTCCTTTGCCGACATCACCTCTTGCCATTCGGCGACTGTTCTTCCTCCGAGGATTCTTGCGAGCCGGAACCAGGCTTGTCGTTCCGGTCGCCTTGCAAGTTTTTTTCCGCTTTGTCCACAGCTTCGATTCCGATGCCGTTCATCTCCTGCGCCTTGTTCCAGAGCATCTCGATGACCTTGGCCGATTTCGAATTCAGGATGTCGACCTCCTTCTTGTCGAACATCTTCTCGTCGTTCTCGTCGACGATCGCCATGGAAAGCAGCAGAGCTTTCAGTCCGCGGATATCCACGCGTGCGTCAGGTTTACCCGGCGAAGAGGAACTGTCCACGATGGCAGATTCGTACTCGTCTCTGTCCTTTCCTGTCAAGGAACGGAGCCTGACGACGCCTCCCCATTCTGGAACCTCCACCTCTTCGATTGTGTAATCCTTCGCTTTGACGATTGAATCCCTGGTTAGGATTGTTCTGGTTGTCATGGTTAGACCTCCTGTTTGTGTGTTTCTGTTTCTACGTGATGGTGATCGCGCCCGTGACCTTGAAAGTCAGGGTCGCAGTCATCCTGTCCTCCAGCGGATCCGCCGGTTCGTATCCAGTGACGATCGCGTCGAATCCCCAGGTCGTACTTCCACTGTCCGGGAAGGTTATGACCATGGCCTGCGCGGCATCACCACTGCTGATCACCCACGACGATGTAGGATTGAGAGCGATCTCAAGCGAGACCTCTCCACCATCGTACAGCTTCGTTCCGAGGAACGTGTGGGCGTCGACCGATCCCATCGTCGACGACTGGACTGTCTCCCTGCTGACGCCAGGAGGTGTCACATCCAAGATCTCACCGATCGGACTGCCACCGAATGACACAGTTGTTCCTGTTCCGATATACATCATTCACTCTCCTTTCCTTCTGCCTCAGGCTTCTCTTTCTTTTTCGCCTTCGGCTTTTCCTTCTCGGCTTTTTTCTTCTTGTCAAAGATCAGCTCGCCGGATTCTCCGATCTCGACCTTCTCATAGGCACCGCTCTCCATGACATCCCACCTGGAAGTCTTGTCAGGCGCCTCTTTCTTCTCTTCATCGGTCAGAGGTCTCTTGACCTCCAACTTCAGAACCTTCTGATCGCGGAAGTTCAGCCTGATCCTGTCGCCCGTCTGAGGAGCCTTTGAATACAGACAGTTCAGCGGACCAATCTCGAAGCCTGCTTCAAAACAATGTTTCCACAGCTTCAGCTTGACCTCCTCGATAGTCACTTTCTCTTTCCTTGGCATGCTTCCTCCTCTCTATTCTTCAGATGATTCTTTTCTCTGTCTGAATGCCGTTCCGTTCACCACGAAGATGAACCTGCCTTTCGAATCCTGACCGAGAGGCAACGGTTCGTTGTCCATCGTTATGTTGTCGTATCTCATGTCGCCAAAGGACAGGGCCACCTTTGGTCCATCGACCTTCGTCGTGTACCTGTCCAGCGTCCTTCGGCATTCTTCGCACTTGGCATGCGCCGACAGATATTTCTTTCCTCTGACTCGAACCTGGAAAGAACTATGGTGGAAGTGCCTGTCTGAATCGAAAGTCTTGTCTGCGGTGCTCGGCGTGTCGTAGATCGTTATCGTCCTGCTTGGCGAGTCAGGTTCGTCGCCAACCTGAATGCTCCATTCGTTCGGCTTCGTCGACGCGAACACCCCGACGCCTTCTCCAACTAACAGGTCTTTGATGTCTTCGCAAACAGGATTCATAACAGCGCCTTTCTTGATTCCGATTTCACCGCGGCGACGACGTCAGGTGCCTTCAGGGCGACCGCCGCCTCCAGGAACTTCGCCTGACCGACCTTGTGTCTGGCGTCAAGATTCTCATGAACGAAGATGGCATACGCCGCGGTGTATCCGACTTCGACCTCAGGCTTCAGAGGATTCGTCGACATCTTGGACTTCTCCTGCCTGATCACCTTCTCGTGTTGCATGTCCATCTCTCTTCCCTTCTCCCCTCTGAAGTTCGGAGCCTCAACGTCAGTCTTCATCGCCCATATCGTGAAGGCTGAAGCACGAAGGTTGCCAGTGTCGATTGGAGTCAACTTCTGTGCCTGTCTCTGGATGATGAAGCCTCCCTTGATGAGTCCCTTCAGCGTCAACTGCGGAACTCTCATCATGTCTCTCTGGAGAGAGGCAAGAGCCTTGTCCAGGTCTATCACCCTCAACGCCCCCATGGTCATCAGAGCCATGCTGTCCTCAAATATTCGTCTGCGTTCGGATCCAAGCCGTCGGTTCTGACCTTCAGAACTGGCAGCTTTTCGAACTTGATTATTTCGTGCGCATCGTCGAGCTCCTCTGGATCCTCGACACCATTCAAATCTGCTATCGTTCCAAGCCTCAGGAAGCCGCCTATCTCCAGATCCCTGTCCGAGTACACCTTCGACATGGAGGTGACTTCCTCTCCGTTGGCGGTTCTCACCTGTTCGTTCGTGTCGACCCACCTACAGTCTATCTCCACGGGAAGATCAACCTGAACTCCACCGCGGCCATCGGACGAAGGGTTGCCCCAATAGACAGCCTTCTGTCTCCGCATCGTTCTGATGATCCTCATTCCCATCGTTTAGTCCTCCGGTGCTTCGGTCGTCGGATACTCATCCTCAGGCGTGCCCATCGCGTACATGCTCGCCCTGACCTTCCCTCCGTCTTCAGCTTCCTTCTGTAGCCTCGCCAAGTATCCCGTGATGTCGAGAAGGATTGCCTGCTGACCGTATTGCGTCTGGTTCAAATTCAGGTCAACCTTGTACTGGAAAGACTGCGAAACGTCGCCGGCTTTTTCCATGTCGGCTCGCACGTCTCTTATCGCCGTGAAGTGAGCCGAGAGCCACCTCTCTATCTCCTTCAGCCTGGCGGAGTCAAGAAGTCCCTCGCTGTCATTGTCGGCGACGCTATCGGTCAACTGGTTGCCGACGATTATGAACACGTCGACGATCGCGTCGTCCAAGCTTGTATCAAGAATCTGCTTCACTTCTGTTGCTGTCACTCTTGCCATCAGGACGCCCTCCTCACTTTGGCGGATCCGCGGTTGAACCTGTTAGGCACCACGATCTCTTCGACGATCTTTTCATCGAATGTCAGTCCAAGCCATTCCACCGTTTCGCGTATCTCCGAATGATCTCCTTCGACAAACTTGGTCGGCCAGACTTCTCTGACCTGGAGACCGATCTCCTTCATCTCTTCAAATCGTTTCTTGTGATGGTCAATCCACTTCTGCCATCCCTCTGGATCTCTGTAGGCTCTCATGAAGCCTGTCTTCATGCAGGAGTTGATGATGTCCTCGTCGTTCCTTCTGACTATCACCCACTTCGCATCCGGAAAGGCTTTGTGCCAGATCGGCCAGACCAGACACAGCTTCGCTCCCTTGTAGTACCACGGACCATCCTTGTACCCATGATATTTGATAACGGTCTCCACCTTCGCCCTGAGATTCTCCAGCGGAAGGAGGTGATGAAGCTCCGGAAGAGGCTTCTGTCCCATCGGATCCGCCCCGCACAGAATCAGATATGGCTTCAGAAGGTTCTCTCGGATCTCCCTGTTCTCAAAAAAGCCTTTCGGATTCGCGTGGCCGCCCGGTATCGTTCTGCCTCCAAAGGCACCGCAGTGATCCATGATGCCAGCGGTCATGCTGGTTCCCGACCTCGCGCATCCTGTTATCAGAATCGGATCGATCATGACAGCACCTCCTCTATTTTCACTTTCGGCCACAGGTCCATCGCCGAGTCAGGATTACAGTTGAGGATCTCTACATCGGGATGGTGCTCGTCCATCAGTTTCTTCAGTTTCTTTCCCCAGTTCATGAACCTGGCGTACGCCGAAGCGTTTGGAGAGGACAACTGATTCACATGCCAGTTTGCCTCTCCAGATTCTTCGTCGATCTTCATATCGAATCCAAGGAGACAGACGCGCTTGGCTCCGAACTTCACGGCAAGACAGATACAGGCCATCCCGGTGTTGCCGAACCACGGAATCTCGAAAGGTCTCTCGCCATAGGCGTGCTGTGCCCTCTTCACCCACTTGACCGATCTATTTCTCAGCGGCTGATTCGTGATGCCGATCATCGTTGCCGTCGCCGCACTGAAGAACTTTCTGTGCATCGAGTACCATCCGCTGTCGGCGAACATGTTGTAGTCCACCCACGGTCCAAGCATGTAGGCATCGTTCGCACCGATGATCTTCTCTCGGCAGACGAGGTCCCAGTCAAAGTCTCTCAGACTGGGACCTCCGCCAATTATGAAGACAGTCTCGCCAGGCCAGATCTCGGGAGGAATCCAAAAGACCTTCTCGTCAATCTCTTTCACTGGCAAGATGCTTGACACGTTCTACTCCGGTATCGGCCAGCCTGCCTCTTCCATCTCCTTGGCAGCTGCCTTTTTCAAAAATGCTTCGTTGACATTCTCTTCTGTCTCCACCCCGTTAATGACCTTCACCACGTCCCAGTTTCCGCGACCGCGGTGGATGGCCTTCAGGGTGATCTCCGGCTGATCCTCGTCGGCTTCCTCATCGGCCGAGCTCTCTTCACCGGCTTCCTTTCCTTCCTCGCTTCCTTCGGCTTCCTCATCGGCCGGGGAGGACCCCTCATCGTCGGATGCGGAGCGCTTTGCGTCCTCTTTTTCTCTCGCCTCGCGCTTTTCCGCCTGAGTGTTCATCGACTTGGTGTTCCTTGGCTGATTCACAGCTTCAGGTTCAGAAGTCTCTTCGTCGTCTCTGACCCTCTCGAACTTGTTCTCATGGATCTCGTCGAGAGGCTTGTCGGACTCGATCACCGATCCTTTCGCGAAACGAGTCCTTGTGCCGTCCTCATTCTTGACAGTGTGTTTTCCAGCTATGATTCTGTATTTCATTTCAACTTTCCCCCTGGTTAGGTTCTCTGTTCTGAAGGCTTCGTCCCTCCGTGGTTAGGAGGGACTCTGCCAAGTGTCTTCACGGTGCCTGCTACGGAGCGACGTAGGTGAAGTGTACGACGCCACAGTTCCCGTCCTGGTCCGTCCTGATCTGGGGGACCGAGATGGTCATGACCTTGTACAGGAACACCATGCCACCCTGCTCCTGCCACTCGACGTTGGTGAGGGGAAGACCCTCGACCATCCGCACCACGTCGATGGACATCTGCACCAGGAGTACGTTGTTGATCGCCAACTTGTCGGCGACCTTAACGTCCTGGATGTTCGATATCTGAAGGATTCTTTCACGGATGGTATTGCTACCCTTGTCCGATGAGTAATCCTCATCCATCTTTGTCTCGTAGGCTGCCGGGATGTAAAGTATGAACGGACCGTACATCTTATTGTCCAGAGCCTCCTGCTTCATCTCCAGAACTTCGGAGACGATAGCAGCACCGTCGGTGGAGGCGGATTCCCACTGGGAGATCGAACCTGTGAGCCTGTCAGGGAAGTTCGTGTATCCGTAGAGGTTGTAGCCACCGAATGCGAAGGTGCCGTAACCGTTGAAGAGAATATCCTCTTGGGTGTCGGCGACCTTACGAGAGGCGAGACGAGCCTGCGTGGTGTCGAGTGGTTCCCCGGTGTTCCGGGACGCTGCCAGCTTCCTGATGGAGATCTGGTAGTCTTTGTGGATGATCGGGAGCGGCAGACCAACTATCTCGTAGTTGATCGCGTCGTTCTGGCCACGGGTCACACCGTCCATGTTGACTTCCGCGTCCCTCATATCCCCGACGTTCTCGGACTCGAGTACAGTTTTGCCAAGACCGTTGGTCAAGGTGTACCGGAGACCGCGACCCAGCAGATCCGCAACGCCGACGAGCCTGTCCTGCGCTGCTTCGATGATCGCTGTGTCATACTCAATCCACTCCTCTTTGCGGAGGGTGGCGTTCGTGCGAAGCGAGTTCACGTCCATGCCGCTCATCAAGAGCTTCTGGGCCGTCGTGCCTCCGTTCGCAATCATCTGTTTCAGGAGTTCTTTATTCACTGAACTTTCTCCTTCCCTTTGTTGCGATTAGAGCCACCGAACAACGATGCGCCTGTCGGCAACCGGAGTCGCCGCGCTGTCGCTCGCGTCCACTGCTTCCATGGCTATTGCCACCACGACATCCGTGGTTGTCCCGTTGGCCTTCATCTCACCTGCGTCCGCAAACGCAAGCGTGTCCCCGATTCCAACGTTCTCACCATCGGCCAGAATGCAGTACGTCTCATCTCCGGACTTGAAGACGCGGTACAGCACTCTGTCGTCGGCGGAATAGTCATCCGCGACCGTGTTGCCCTGGAGGTAGTCTTCGATCGCGACGGCCTTTTCCCCGATCGTACCTCCGGTTGCTTTCTTCTGCACCTTGCCGGTGGACAGAAGTTCCACAACCTGACCGGGAGTGATTGCCGCCTCAGCGACAGCTTCACTCTGCATCCCGGTCCCAATTACGATGATCGTATTCCTCACTGGCATCTAATTGCCTCCTTTCGAGTTTGATCACCCTTCCTCTTTGTTCTCAGCCCTCGTTCTTTTTCGGGCACAGAGTCGGCATCGCAGGGACGGCGTCCTCTGCCTTGTTCTCTGTCACCTCTGCCGGTGCGCGCACCGAGAAGTCGACTGCCTTTTTCGCTGATCCCGAGAGCGTCAACAGCTTCTCGAGTTCGTCAATGGACTTGCCTTTCAGCTCGTCCTCACTGTACGGGCAAGACTTGTTGCCGGACAGCTCCTTCACCATCGATTCCTTTATCGCCTTGTCCCTGGCGACAGACCTTTCGATGGTCTCCCTGACCGCGGGGTCCTTGATGTTCCCGATGACATCTTCCACGGTCTCCTTCTCCTGGTTGGCCTCAGGTTCGTCCTCGGACTTCTCTTCCCCTTCGCCCTCGTCCTTGGATTCCCCTTCGCCTTCCGCTGATTCCTCGGAGCCTTCGGCCGGCTTCTCTTCGTCGCCTTCCTTGTTCTCCTCGTCCTCGTTCACCTGCGGCTTCTCAGCGGCAGCCTCCACCCGAGCGAACTGCTCGTCGGTCATGCCTTCGAGAAGCTCCCGGTCGTCCTCGCCCCAGTCGCTGTTCGCGATCAGAGCATTCACCTTTTCGGTTCGGGTCATCTTCTGACCTCCCTCGTTTGCGGTGCCGCCCTGATCATCGGCGCCACCAGTGTTCTCGTCCTGATTGGTCACAGGAACGTACTCCATCTTCGGTTTCACTTCCATCCTGTCCCCGACAAGCTCGACCTCATCGTTGGCGCTGACAGCATATCCCTGCTTGAACAGAGCCGCCTGCTCCTTCCCCTCGACTCCGTAGATGAAGTGCTTGTCGAACACGTCGTGAACGAACAGGAACTCATCTGTGCCGAGGTTGAGAGTGGTGCCGACCACGTCCCTGAGTCCAGACCTGATCGCGTCGTGGCTCAGTTCGTTGGTCTGCAGGCCGAGAGCCTTGCCAAGAGCTTGGAAGCATTCCCTGATGTTCTTCACTACGCTTCCCTCCTTTTCTGGCTCTTCTCCTCCTTCCTTCTTGTTCACCCTCGGCATACCACCACCGTCCTCCCACGAACAGGCTCCCTTGTCGTGTGGCAGAAGAGCCAGGTGATCGGGTCTGTAGTTGTAGACGGTGCCGAGGAACTTTTCCCCATTCCATTCGCCAGGCTTCTGGTCGTTCTGAGTGAACAGGCCAGTGCTGACCTCGATGTTTTGATTCTGCTCGAGCATCGTGAGGATCTCCGGCGCGAGTTCCGAACAGGTCTCCACGTCGATCCAGACTTCCCCCTTCAGCTTCGAGTTCTCGTAAAAGCAATTGAACAGACGGCCGACCTCGATCTGCTCCACGTACTTCGGCTTGCTTGCGGTGACAGGCTTGCCGTTCTCCTTCGGATGTCCCGTCGGTGCCACGACCACCGGTCTGCCGTTCCAGCTATCTGGGAACATCGCGATCTCATCGGAAGGATAGAACAGGTTGTTGTGGACGCCTTCGCAGATGAGGATGGTCGGGCAGACGAGATAGTCTTTCCCCTTCAGCTCCTCCTGTCGGATGAGATTGCTCATCAGATGGCGGAGTCCTTCCGCGTTCGTCTTCATGTTCAGTCCGATGGTCTTTCCGTGCTTCTCGAGGTGACGGATCACAGACGCAGGTGCGGATTCCCTCGTCGCCCTCCTCCATGCCTCCGTCAAGCCTTCGCGATGCAGGAGCATCTCGCCGTTGCAGATGAAGTGATGCGGGTAGTCCCACGTCTCTGGATCCTCAGCATCGGTCCCCGGAGCCTGCCAGACGTTGGCCTTCAGCGGAAGGTCTTTCTGCGCCTCTTCCCACGGCGGCTCGTCGTCGGCCAGCTTGCTGGTGTGCCTCTCGTTGATCACCAGTTCGCACGACCCCGCGTTCTGGAGTAGTTCCTCCAGTTCCTTGTCGAACTTCGCATCAGGATGAGTTATTCGATAGTGAAGTCCCTGTGCCTTCTGTCTCGCCTTCGTCTCGCTTGCCTTATTCCCCGGCGAGAAGCTGAAGCACTTGATGACTGTACCCTTCGGCTTGTCGGTCTTGCTTCCCGCTTTCTTCGGGCTGCCGTGGACAACGCACCAGGCATTTCCTTTCTTGACGACCATCACTTCCCTCCTTTCGACTTCCACTTGATCGCGGCGAATCTCTTCTCGCCCTCAGGACTGAATCCGCCTCCGACGCGACTGGCAGAGCGGAGGTGAGCGGTCTGGTTAGCGTCTCCAGCTCTTCGTTTCATCATCGGTCTATTCGTGTTGTGTCTCATTCCTTTGCCTTCTCAAAAATTATGTCCCCTGTCTGGTCAGGAGCGACTTCCAGGTGCTTATCTTTTCCGAAGGCTATTCTGTCTGGAATCCCCTCCGGAAAAGCGGGACAGACCAGCACTTCGCTGTCCTCTGTAGCACCGAGCCACTTGGCTCCGCCGAAGTTCATGCATCCACGCGAATGACACTTTGGTTGAGGAATCATTTCGCTCCTTTCTCCACCTTCGGTTCGACCTGTTTCGTCTGACCTGAAAGCCAGACGAACTTCGTCATCGAGTTCAAGGCTCTATCAGCCTTCGTCACATTCCTTCTCGCCTTCTCAGACTTCGTCGTCATGTCACGACCTCCAAAGTGATTTCTTCTACACCAGCCACGACTTTCCTCTCCAAGACTCTGAATCGCGTTCCTCTTGGCAGCAGGAACTCCTTCTGATATAGGAACGGCGCGTCGTCGCCAAGCAAGGACTCGCCCAAACCTATCCCCTGACTGTTCTCAGGCAGGACAATCTTCAGATTAGCCGGCCTGTACATCTGAAACATGTCATCGGCATCTCTGAGTATCTTCTTGTATGCTTCCTGAGAAGGCGTCGTTGACACGTATGCGTCGTCGACGAACTCGCTTCCGACTGGTCCTATGAAGTCGTCAGCTACATCAGATCCGAGATCCACTGTCCTAAACACCACAGAAGGCTTCCTCAGCTCAGGGGCTTTCTTCATCATGGCATCAAGGTCTTTGATCATCTGCTTTTCTCTTGCACTGAGTCTCGCCAGAGCCTCCTTCTGATTCGAAGCGCGCAGTGACAGGTTGATCCCCAGGGCGTCTCCTTCCGTGTAGCTGAGAACGGATTCCAGCTGAGCCTTTGTGGCATTCTTCGCCACTATGCTTCCGTTGCCTTCGACGAACGCAGTCGCAGTCTTCTCGTCAAAAGCCTTCGGAACCTTCACCGACGGTGCTGTAGGAGCAGGAGCGGGAGGCGGTGCGGCAGGAGGAGCTGTCACCTTCGCTTTTCCGAAAGCCTGTTCGAAGAACTTCTCCACCTTCGCAGGCAACCTGACCCCAGCCTTGCCGTAGTCTGGATGCGTGTAGGCGGCGAAGCATTCGGCGAAGGCCTCGTCTGCGTTGCTTGCCGCGTACGAACTCACATTCTGACTGAAGAACACGTTGCCTCGAAGTTCATTATGCAGCTTCAGCCACTCCTCCTTGTTCGGTCTGTAGACTCGATGACCAAATTCATGCCTGGTAACAGAGAAGAAATCGTCGCCAACATCCCAAGCCTTTCCACCGATCCTGAGCGCCTTCGCGTTCCTCGTCATTCCAGAAGCAAGCTGAACGTTGCCCGTGTAGTATCGTCCGGACAGGGGGTTGCCTCCAGTTCCCATGAACGATTTCCCTTTCGATCCTATCAGCGGAGTCAGTTGCGGTTTCTTCCCAAACTGCCTGGCGCTCATCTGCGACTTGAAGGCTGGAAATCTCTCACTGATGTCATCTAATGTCGCGAGCACATCGTTAGCAAATCTCTTTCCTGCTGTCGGACCAAGCTTGCTGACGTTCACCGTCACGCCGTATCTGTCCTTCAGTCTCTTCGTTGCATTCTCCAAGGACAGCTTGGGACTCGTCGGCGTGGTCACCGTGGGCGTCGGAGGTGCGGCCGGAGGCGGTGCGGGAGTCGGCGGAGGTGCGGCCGGAGGCGGAGCGGTTGGGGGAACTATCGGCGTGGGTGGAGTCGGTCCAGCAACCTTCGCCTGTGTCGCCGCTTCCCTCGCACGTCTCCTTGCCGCTCTAACAGCTGCCCGTTGCCTTCGTGCCAGCTCTTCCGCGGAAGGCGGCGTCCCCTTGACCTTCGCTCCAGCCTTCGGAGCGCCGCGCAGTGTCTTGCCAGTTCTCTGCTCGTAGAATCCTCTTCGCCTGAACGTTCCGTCCTTCGCCTTGTACCTGTCACCGACGTAGTCGAAGCGTTCGCCTTTCGTGGTGACGTCAGGCTTCTGTCCGACGTTGGGCAACGCCACGCATCGGCACTGCGGATGGAAGGGGATCAGCGTCTCTATCTCGTCCAGCGTGAATATCCTTCCCTCCATGAAGCCGCAGTCGGGACAGACGCGATCGTCGTCGGCTGTCGCCCATTCCGCCTTCACCTTCACGCCTTCCACCTGTGCTTCTCTGTAGATGTTGATCGTCGCGGCGTGGTGCGCCCGTATGACTTCCGTCCTTGCGAGGATCCGCGATCTCTGTACGGCGGACATCCTTCCTGTTCCCAAGGACGGCAGTCCCTTTCCGGTGATCGCCTTGTTCATCTGCCTTGCGATGTACTGCGGTCCTCTTCCTTCGGCTATTCCCTGAGCCAATATCCTGCTGATCTCCTGGTCCATCGTGTCGGTGATCCCCTTCAGTTCCGAGAAGGTTCTGGTGTAGATCAGTCCGACGCGATCCGCGTGTATCGGCTGAAGGAATCTGGCGTCAATAGGAAAGGCCAACGCCTCGCCCGTCGGAAGGATTCCAGCCCTCGCCAGCTCGGCATCGGCTCTTCTCATTCCTCTCTTGTACGCGGTGTCGATGTAGGTGTTCGCCCAGGCGGCCTGTCCGACGGACTGTCTTGAGGCGCCCGTCGTTATGCCGAGGACCTCTCTGTCCATCTCGGTGTTCAGCCAGTTCATGAATCCTTCCACCTTCGCGGAGCTAGTCTTGAATGCGAAGGCTCCAGGCGGCAGGGGCTGTACGTTCATCACGAAAGATTGGGCCGACCCGACCAGTTCGTGCGATAGTGCGTCTCCTTCTTTCAGTCCCAACGCATCGTTATCAACGATGGACTTCCTCACAGCAGTAGCGATACGTCGCCAACGTCCAGTCAGGTCGGCCGCGAATCTGTTCCTCAAAGTGGTGGTGCGAGTCGGATCCGCAGAACGCGCCACCTGATTCAGCGTCAGTTTCTTCGGCTTCCGACTACATGTACAGAGGTGACTCAAGCGGCGTCCTCCTCTTCCTCTTCATCTTCCATGGCAGCTTCCTCTTCCTGCTTCTTGATCGCCTCTTCATCTGCCATCGCGGCGGCGTCCTCTTCCTCTTCCTTGAGCATCTGTTCAAGCTCGTCCAGCATCGCCTCCGCTTCCGTCTGTTCAAATCCCATTATCGATGTCAGGAAGGCGTACGGCGGTATGAGCATCTCCGCACCCGCCTTCACATATTCCGCTATCGCCTTCGTCCTGATCTGTGCTATCTCCGCCTGTTCCTTGTCAGACAGTGCGTTGACGTCCGGCCACGCCACGAAGTATCCTTCCGCCGGCTCAGGAAGGACGCCTGACTCTATCAACCTGTCGACGAAAGGTCTCAGGATCGAAGGCTCGGCAAAGTCTTTCCTGCGCTCCGACACCCTGTCCGACCAGTTCTCCTTGTCCTGAGTGGATGCTAGTTCGCCGCGCTCCGAACCGGTCAGGATACGGACGGGGATTCCCGTCGCACCTGAGATCAATTCCAGTTGGACCTTGACGTGACTATCCGGATCCGCTATCTGAGGGTTCAGGCTGTTGGCCTTCATTCCCTGGAGCCTGAGATATCTCCGAAGCGAGTGAACGTACTCGTCTATCTGCTTGTCGAGGTCTTCGGCGTCCTGAGGTGTGAGCTCGGCTTCTGGATCCAGCTCGAAGGCCAGACCGGGGAAACCACCACGCCACATCGACTCGGCGGATCCTCCGGCTATGAGGTCAAGGTTGTCAAGACGATTGAAGACCGCCTTCAGGCGAGGCGTCCCGTACACGTTCGATTCAAGAAGTCCCTCCGCCGCGTGGATGACTCTGCTCCAGTGGACGACGACGTCGGTGGTGGACAGGGACTCATCCGCCTTCGTTCCGGTGGCGTTGTTCAGGTTCTTGACCTTCAGCTTGTAGGTCATCGGCAGTCCGTATCGTTCGGACGAGTGGTCGTTGTCCCAGGTGTTCACCTCGGCGTTCGTTTCGCTGTACGGCTGAAGGAAGAGTAGCTCGTTGCCTTCCGCCTTCGTCACCTCTTCCTGCGCGTCCTCTGGCTTCTCCACGTCGCTGAATCCGAGATACAGAACGGCGTAGCGTCCGATGCCCGCCATCTTGTCCAGCCTGGTGAGATACTGGAGCACGTTCTTGTCCCTGGCTAGTTCCTGCCACGCCTCTTCGAACGAAGTCGGTTCTGGATCCTCCGTCTCATAGACGACAGGTTCACCGCGCCAGGTCGCATCGGGATAGGCGGTCACGATCCGCTTGGCGATGTCCTGCCGTTCGTACTTGTCCAGATAGTCGGTGTACTCGATCACCTTCTTGTAGCCAAGTGCGAGGTACAGATCTCGCTGGCCTTCGTAAGACTTTCCAAGACCGTGGGCAAGAGCACGTCGCTGTTGGATCGTGCCCGCCAAGAGGCTCAACTGTTCCTGAAGTACTCGGTTCACCGCCATCGTCTTCACGTTGGCCCTTCCGGTCTCTTTCATCTTCGACTTTCTTGGCATGATCAATCCTCCGCGACGAAGAACTCGACCTTGACCGCGCCGCCTATCGCCTTCAGCTTGACGCCGGCACCGGAGGCGATCCTTCCGCTTGCGACTTCCGTCTCGTTCAGTTCGTCCATCGGCAGGATGGCCCCGCCGTTGTTTGGACCGACCTGAAGCGTGGCACCCGTGGCGGCCTCCGACACCTGGAGATTCCAGACGCCTGCCGTCGTCAACTCGTCGATCGGGAGGTCCACCGTCACTCCTGCTCCTATATCGAGCGTGCCGCTCTGATAGCCGGACCCCGTCTGGCTGAGCACCAGGTTGTTGACCTTCAGTCCTCGGTCTCTTATCGTTCCCTTGTTGATGTTGATTGTGTTCGTTATCAGGATGTCACTCATCTCTTCCTCCTCACCAGGTTCCGGCTCGCTTCCGCTTTCCGGAAAGGTTCATCAGCTTGTTGAACGCTCCGCTTGACGCGTCCACTTGATCCTTGTAGGAGCCGGCCGGAAACATCTCCAGCTCTTCGACGTACTCCTTCACCCACGGTCCCTTCATCAGCGCAACGTTTCCTATCTCCACCTGCGCCGATAGAGGCTCCGCCCTGGTGACCTTGTCCCCTTGCACCGATTCCTTGAACGCGCTGAAGCCTTTCAGATTCCTGACCGTGTTCTCCGCCGATTCCTTTCCGCCGCTTCCGCCTTCCTGCTCCACCCACACCTTCACGGCGGTCTTCGACCCCATCTCTTCGGCGTCCAGTTCGGCGACTTGCTTGATCCGCTTCTCTCTGGATCCAGCGGACCACTGCCCCTTGACCACATCTTCGATCACGAACTCCACCGGACCACCCTTCATCTTGTGCATCAGGACGCCAGCGGTTCGTGCTCCGCCGCCTTCCGTCCCCGCCTTGTCCCAGTATCGCACGGACTTCTCGATGAAGTTCCTGTTGATGGCTTCAAGGATACTCAGCTCGCTGACCTTCATCATGCCGCCGCCTCTGGGCGAGGGCCGCTGTTGTAGTTGGCCGGCCGTGCCGTACGACCCCAAGGATCGCTCAAGCTTCCGCAGCTCCTCTTCGCCGAAGCGTTCCGGTGACATAGGTTCGCCGATGGTCGTGCGCGGATCCACGAAGCCGAGGCTGGATCTGATGCGGCTCTTCTCTTCCTTCCTTGCCGGTATCACCAACTGATCCCATTCGTCGGCTTCCCGCTCAAGGATGTGTCCGGTCAGGTCGTTCTGATGCGATCTCTGCATGATGATCACATAGGCGCCCGTCTTCATGTCGTTCAACCGAGTGGACATCGCCTCATCCCACCAGTCCAGCGTCGCCTTCCTTTTCGTCTCGCTTTCCCCGTCGCGGATGTTGTGCGGATCGTCCACGCCGATGATGTCGCCGCCTTCACCTGTCAAGGCACCATCGACTGAGGTGGCAAGCCGGTATCCGCTGTCGTTGTTCTCGAATCTTGTCTTGGTGTTCTGGTCGCCTACGAGAACGAGGTCCGGTCTGTAGATCATGAGAAGCTCTTGGTACTCCGCCGACTGGAATATCCTTCTGGCCTTCACGGAGTCGCGGATGGAGAGCGTCTGAGCGTAGGAGGCGAAGAGCCATTGGCGTGAGGAATTATGAAGCCAGTCCCACATGGGCCACATGACGGAGACGATAAGCGACTTGGTGTGGCGAGGAGGTATGTTGATGATCAGCCGCTTGATGGATCCGCTGGACACCGCCTGAAGGTGATCGCACATGGCTTCGATGTGCCACCCTGGTACGAACGGTCTCTTCTCAACTACCCGCCACAGCTGACAAACGAAGTGGTACAGGCTGACGTACGCCAGAGCGTTGTCCACTTCCCTCGCTGTCGGCATCGGGGTCGTCTGGAGTTCCCTTGCTGATAAGACTGCGGAGCTGTTCAAGTTCTTTCCTCGAGTATTTCGTTAGATCAAGATAATGATTGTGTTCGTGTTCGACCTTTCCTTCGACGATCTGTCGCTGGACGTTCTTCCAATCTTCCGGCTGACGATTGCAGAGCCAGAAACAGAGAGCGCCGACGTCAGGTATGACTTGCTTCGTTGTGACTTTCCTCTTGTATCCGGGAACCAGTCTGATGCGTGTGCGACTCTTTCCATTGCCTCCGACGGTGTCCTTCCTTTCGACGAAGGTGTCCTCTTCATCTCCGTCCAGCAGAACGATGGCCTCGACTGTGACTTCCTCGTATGTGAATCCAAGCGCCCTGGATCTGAGCGCGTTCTCGATCTGCTTCGTGTCGAACTGCCACCGTCCCTTTTTTATGGCCCTAGCGAATGCGTCGTGCTTCCTCATCCAGTCTTCAACTGCAAAGGTGCTGACGCCAAATGCTTTTGCGATTTCTTTCACAGTCGCGCCTGCCTTCGCCAGATCAAAACCAAGGTCATCGAAGTCAGGTCTGTACAGAGACTTTCTGCCAGGCTTGCTGCCTGATTCTGTCTGTGCTTCTGACTTCTTTTTTGCCTTCCGCGGCATCGGTTCTCCTTCAGCACTTTTCCGCAATTGTACCCCGGCTTTTCGCTGGACGGCCAAAAAAAGTTCAAAAAATCTGCCATATCCCAGATTCACGCAATAATAGCAGGAATTGCGTAAACCTTAAAAAAGTGAAAATAATTTCACTTTTTTCTTTCCTTTATATGGGGATGCTGATATGATTCCCCTATGATAAAGTTAAGATATAGTAAGTTGAAGGTTGGCGGACGCAGGACACAGACGCCTCGCGACGCGTACTTCACGACAGACTCTTCTGACTTTGTCAGGTTCTTTGACATAGCGTCGAAGGCGAGGGAAAAAGCTGTTGATGGCCGCGCGGCGGAAGTCGCAACGCAGACGAAAGTCGACTGAGGCCCAACCTCGCTGGAGTGACGATAGGGGAAAAGGTGAGAGAGTCCAAACCTTTTTTACTGAGGTGTTAGGGAGAAAAAAGTTTAGGGAGTGACCCCATCTTCAACTACAGCCAGCCGGTCGAGAGACCAGACCCCTTTGAGAGATCCACAGGAAAGCATTGAAGAACGTTGCTCAGCTATGAAGTACAAGTCGGGCGAAGGATTCGAAAGTCTCCTTCATCACCACGACGGGAAAGCTTGCGAAGCCCACAGGACACAGTCCAGTGACAGACAGTCAACGTATCTGGTTGGCGGAAGCCGAAACTACGGGGCCAGGAATCGATGAAGTGCTTGGATCGACTTCGTACTCAGATGAAAGTGATCTGCAACGAAACGTGCGAAGTGAGAAACCTACAACAGAACGTTCAGGCTTTCGAGGTTGAGCCACAAATCAACCTCGCCACTTTACAGACGGCAAGGCAAACCACAGAGGCAACAACGAACCACAACAGAAGGAGGCGGAAGAATGAAACGCAGACGCAGCTACACAAGTCAGGACGCAATCGAAGCACTGGTGAAGATGGTGGACATGAAGCAGATCAAGGCGAAGTCAGCGAAAGACTTCGAAGCGATCCCCGGAAGCAGATTCAACAACGACTTCCTGGTCAGGACGAAGAACAAGAAGCACGCGTTCATCGTTTACCTCGGAATTGAAGACAGCATCTTCGATACCGACTTCGAAACGATCGACCGCGATCAGATGGACAAGGTCGACGCGGAATTCAACTACAGCTGAAAGAAAGGAACGGAACGATGACAAAGCGACTCACACTCAAGACAGTATCGAAGGCGGTTTCAGAAGCAGTCGGATTCGAACTCGAACTCGTACAGGGGAACGGTTACCTGTACTTCGCGGGAACGGACAACACGCCCAGCGATCTCGATCCTTCCGGATGGTACTCCTCCAGCGTGGCAGTCTGCAGGCTCAACCACCTTCCTTTGGAAAGGTGGATCCAGGAAGCGAAAGACCTGATAGTCGGCGGCGGCTACGGGATGGAAAAGGACGAGATCGATGCCGCGGTCAAGCGGATGGTTCAGGAAGCCGCTCGCAAGAGGGTCTACAGCATCACAAGGAAGTCGGAAGGCAACGAACAGTTGGACGTCGTCCTCGTGGCGGCCGACAGCGGACCGGAAGCGGTGGAGATCCTCAAGAAGCAGGACATCGAAGAGTTCAGCGACTATCTCGGGATGGAGATCGACGACGACGAAGTCTTCACCTACAGCGAAGCGAAAATAGTGAAAGGAATGAGGCACAGCGGACCGGCGGGCGCAATCCACGTCCACAACGTACAGGACTAAACGAACGAAGGCGGAACAAGGCAAAGGAGAAGAACGATGGCAACAACGAAGATCACATTCAACAGGGACACGGAGGAATATCGCGTGCGGCTCTTCATCGATGGCGAGTATCAGGCCGGCGCCGATTACTTCACGGACGACAAGCAGGACGCCAAGGACACGGCGAAGCACATGGAAGCGCACGCGGTCAAGTCGGACAAGACCACCGACTTCGCCATGGGCGAGCAGGATGACTTCAACAACGGGATCAACTAGCAGAAAGGAGAAGGAGATGAGTTCATACTTCGACGAAGCAGCCAGGGAAGCAGCCGAAGGGATAGAATCGGCGAAGGCGACCGAAGAAAGAGTGAAGGCCGATGTACTATTGGTCGCGGGCGATCGGGAATTCCCCGACGACCTCCGGCAGCACATCGTAGCCTCGATCGCCATCTGGGCGATAGACACGGAGCTCCACAAGAAGCTCCCCGAACTCCTTCGCCCGGCGAAGGGGAAGGAATGGTACGAGGCCGTCAAGGCCAGCAGGATGATCGAAGAGCTCCACACGATCTTCCACGAGCTCGCTAGCAGGAAGATCGAAACACGCTTCGGCATCCTGTCGGATCGCCCCACCGGAATCCTCCACGCACGGACAACGTGGATCGAGGAACAGTACGAACAGAACATCAGCTAGCGGACAGGCTTCCGGGGATGTGCCTCAAACATCCCCCCACTTTCAGTCGCAGAAACATCGAGGCGAACAACTAACAGGCGGAACAAAAAGGAGGAAGGAAAGATGAAGGGAAGAGAAAGCGAATGGAACAGGATCAAGGCGGAGAACATCAACAAGCAGTACGCGATGGAGCTCCAGCGGAAGGCGGACGAATCATACGCATGCGTCTGCGCCATCTTCGGAATCACTCCGGCGGACGATGACGACGCGGCGGTCGTCAGGACCATCCTTCTGGAACGCGGCATCCCCGTTCCGGGCACAGGCAAGCGCCACTACACCTATCCCGGCCACGGCGAAAGGTCGGCACGCCTCTCCAGCGAGGCCAAGAAGATCGAAGGGGCGAACCTCAAGAAGGTGAAGGGACTGAGGAAGAACAGGAACTTCAGCAGCCTGACCGCCAACCAGGCGAACAGGATGCAGCGTAGGATTCCGATCGAGATCGAAGAGGAAGAAACGACGAAGGTGACCCACGTGGAAGTCCCCGCCATCGGTTCGGCGGTGGTTAGGGACGGAGTAGTCTGGATCAACTTCCAGGACGGCGGATCCATCAAGGTGGCAGACAGCAGGAACAACTAGGAGGCGAAACGATGAACAAGTTCGAAGTAACAGCGCTACACGTAGACGGGGACAACGTGGGGGTACAGGTCAGGGCGAGGAACGAAAAGCACGCGGTGAAGGTCGCAACGAAAAAGCTCGGCGGTCATCTCTACAACGTGACGGTGAAACCTCTCTTCAGAAGGACGCCGGCGAAGTATCACGGAAGGATCGCGGAACTGGTCGAACAACTCAACGGAATCAAGGAAGAGCTGAAGACCTGCCACTGGGAGGATGTGGAAGGACTCGAGGAACAGAAGTGGGAGCTCCAGAATCAGATCCACCAGCTGAAGGCCAGGGAAAAGTCGAACCAGCGTATGCGCCAGATCGAAGTTCTGGTGGTCGAAGGCTTCGACGGATTCGACGGGAAGATCGTGGACACGATCAGAAGGATACCGACAAAGGTGGGCGGCTACAAGGGGAAGGGAATGCAGCGCCGCTACGAGAAGAAAAGGAATCAGGTCAGCTACAAGGGAAAGAAGTACATCGTCCACACGACACCGGAAAGGTGGACGGAGATAGCTTGCAGGAACTACATCAGCATATGAAAGGAGACGGAAAGATGAACGCAACGATGACAAGGAACACGAACGAGGAGCTGAATTCGATACAGGACGTGCTGAAGACGCGCGGCGATGGATGGTACGCAAGGCTCTACACCGACAAGTCCATCAGGATCGAGATGTTCACGCTCGTTCCGGAGAAGGCAGTCTTCGCCAAGAAGGTGGAACAGATCCTCGCCAGGGCAGGGGTCAAGGCAGAGAAGATCGAGTATCGCTCTCGGATATTCCGCAAGGGATACTTCGACCGGGAAACGGGCAAGCGTCTCCGCAGGAGTGAGGCGAAGAACAATCGCCGCGCACAGTACGGCGCGATCGAGTGGGTGAAGGAAGCGATCGTCAAGAAGTACACGAAGGTGGATCCAGTATGCACCTGCAGGGAACCGAAGACGCATCGCGACTGTTTCTACTGCGGAAACGGATGGAACGAAAACGTGTGCGGTGTCTGCTACGACGCAGGCATCGACGGAAGGTTGATCAGGGGAACAGGTCGGAAGGTTTGCGCGAAGCACAAGAAAGGAGAAACGAAATGATCATGCTATCGTACGAACTGGATGAAAGGTTCACGGTCATTAGCGAAAGTCTGATGACAGTCTTCGCAAGTGACCTTGGACTGCCACCGGGACAGTGGCCGAAGCAATTCGAACTGAGAACAAATAACCAGGGCACCTTCGCTTACGACTGCGACGGCGTCCACCAGAACAAGGAAGGAGAAACGATAAGCGTCAGCTACAGAGTCAGCAACAGAACCCACACCGTCAAGGTGTACAACGACTAGGAGGAAGAAAGTATGAAAGGACGAAACAACATCTACGAAGAACGCTGGATCGCAATCGATCGGACAGCGGACATGGTCTTTCCGGAGACCTGTCCGATCTGCGAGGCGCCGATCGCAAAGGTTCAGCCCGAGCAGGAGGCCACCCGGTACTTCAAGAATGGACCGGTGTACGAATGCGGCGGGCAGTACACGATCAAGCCGCAGATCCAGAACCACACACAGAAGTGGTGGGGAACATGCCCCAGGGTCTATCAGGAGAACCTGGAGGCACTGAGGATCCTCGATGCGGACGTCACAGTCTGGATCGTGAGGAAGTCCGGCAAGAGAACAATCGTCGCCGGCTTCCAGATCACCGACGCGGCAGAGGCGTTCGGGAAGAGCTACAGCAAAGACTATCCGCGCAGGATAGAGAACGTCGACTACGTGGAAGTGGTTGGCAACCTCGGTTTCACCAGAGGATACAGGTACAGGATGGGGAAGGTGATAGCCAGGAAGGAAAGAGGGCGCAAGTGGGGCGACAACGAAGTCGCCTGGAGGAAGGTCGAAGACCTCGGCGGAGGATCGTTCAGGGTCGGCGACAAGATTGAAGACTGAGTGAAAGGATAGAAAGAGGCGGGGACGGCCACCTGGTCGTCCCCACAAGAAGGCGGAAGAACAAGGCGAAAGAAAGAACGAACCAAGAACGAACACAGGAGAAGAACAATGAAGAAAGTGAAAGCAGAACTGAAGGGAATGGAGATGTCGGAAAAGGGTAACAGCGCGGAGGGGATCGCGACGATAATGGAGAACGATCACAGCTTCACGATCTCCAGGCAGTATGCACCGTACAACCAGCGTCAGGATGAGAACCAGGATGACTATCTGTATCCGGTCAGGTTCAAGACGCTTGACGACGAAACGCTCCAGGCGCTCGGCATCGAGCTGGACACCAGCGAAATCGAACTGAAGTTCAAGTCGATCCTGGAAGCGAAGGAAGCGGAAGAGGAAAAGAAGCGCATCGCCGAAACGCTGGAGGCATTCGATAAGGGATGGTTTCACGGAATGGCGAAGGAAGTCCAGCAGATGCTCGGAGCCGACTACAAGGTCAAGCTGATGACCACCAGGAAGGAGCTGGAGGACGCTCTCAAGAATGACAAGTCGTGGTACAGGGACAACGCGGTGAAGGTGACGACCTCGGTCAAGCTCAGCAACGGCAACAAGCTGGACTTCGAATTCGACATTCGCAGAGAGACAACCTACAACAGCAACAGCTACAGGGCCAGGGCGACGGGATGGTACTTCAAGCTGACGCAGTCGTACAACAAGATCGGCGGCAACGCCAAGAAGATCACGACCGTCGTCAAGAACCTGGAAGAACACGTCCGGATCAAGGTCGCCAGTGCTGAAAGGAAGATCGAGGCCGTCAAGGAACAGAAAGAAAAGGAAGATGGCGACAAGGCAGCGATCGAAAAGATCACCGGCAGGGAAGTCAGGGTCGAGAAGGAAGAGAAGTCTCGCTACGACTACAGGAACCGGTACCAGGGCACCTACACCGTGACGCACTACCACATCGATGGAAGGAACGGCTCGGTCGAAGTCCACTACGATGACGATAAGGGGACGATCACGCTCAGTCACCTTCGCATCAAGGACGAGAAGAAAAACGACGTCGCGCTCGACATCATCGACGCGATCGACTAACAGAAGCAAGAACCGAGGGGCTGGAATCAGCCAGCCCCTCCAAGAAGGAGAAGAAAGATGCCTTGCGATACTATCAGCAGAGAAGAGAGGGAACAGCGGGAACGCGAACGCCAGATGAAGGCGCTGGAAGAACGCCTGAAGAACAAGTCGGCCCAGATCATGAAGATCGGTAACACGGTCTCGATCGAGGGATGGGAAGAACGCGGTGGCTGGTGCGACGCCTGCGCGATCAGGAAGCTCCGCCAGAGCGAAGACTTCGAGATCAGACGCATGGTCGCGGTCGCAGTTCCAGTCGAACAGGGGATCACGTTCGGGCACGGACACTAGGAGGAAGATCAGTCATGAGAAATCGTTCGGATCAGACACCGGAAGATATGGCACGCAGGATCGTTTCTGATATAGAGACAGCCTGCGGCGAAGTCGCGATGGAAGCAGTCGAGGGACCCAACTTTGGCGAACTCGATATTCCGGTCTGCGGCGACCCGCAAGGAGCCCTGGCGGACAACCTGTACAACGATGTGGATTTCTTCAGCGACATGCTCGCCGACAGAATCTACGACGCCGGCAGGACGTGGGTGGAAAGGAAGGCGATCATCGACGCGATGCTCAACGGAGCGCACACCGCACTGAAGGTCGCCATCGAGAAGTTCATCGAAGGCAGGAAGGAGATCTTCGCGGATCCGAGAAAGGCGGACTACGAAGAGGCGAAGTCGAGTCTGGAGAGAAGGAACGAGACCATCAGGTCGTACGAAGAGAAAGGAAGTCTGAGCGAGGCGGAGAGACAGTACCTCGACAGAGTGAAGGATAGCAGGAATGACCTGCTGAAGAGGATAGCGGAATACGAAGGCAAGGAAAACGAGGAGGAAAGATCATGAAGGAAGAACAGAAACTTGAGATAGCGATGCGGGCGAAGGTTGGTATCTGCTGGGTGCAGACGCCGGAAGAAATCAGGGTTGAAAACGCGATCACTCAGGTCGCCGGACAGCTGAACTACAAGACGATGGTATGGACCGCGACAAGAGGTCTGGTGGAAGTCGGAAACGAGGAAGCCACCAACGCACAGACTCGCGATCCCTCCACCGCACTGACCACGCTCGCACAGATGAGCGGAAGGATCACGGCAGTGTTCCTGGATCTGGGAAGCTGGCTGAAAGACCCGATGACCCTTCGCACAGCGAAGGACGTTCACAGGAAGCTGACGACACTGGAGAAGCAGAACGCCAAGCAGGTCATAGTGGTGGACGCATCCGCACCGCCCGAAGAACTCATCGGCGTCTCGCTGATAGAGTGGAAGATGCCTGACAGGGAAACGATGGAGTCAGTCCTCGATTCCTTCCTGGAGTTCGTTCCCGACAAAGCGGTCAAGGCGGTCAAGGAAAACGACAACAGGAACAAGGTCGTCTCCGCGATGCTCGGTCTGACCACGGAAGCGGGCGCAGGTGCACTCTCCAGATCGATCGCGGCGAAAGGGGTCTTCGATCCCAAGCTGATCAGTTCTGAGAAGGAACGCGTCGTCAAGGGTTCCGGGCTGGAATGGTACGAGCCGGATCCAAGAGGAATGGACGGCATCGGCGGTCTGGACGAGCTGAAGAAATGTCTGATGGAAAGGCGTCAGGGTTTCACACAGAAGGCGAAAGACTACGGACTGCCGGCGCCGAAGGGAATGCTCGTCACGGGGATGCCCGGCGGTGGCAAGAGCCTGACATCCAAGTGCGTCGCGGCCGCCTGGGGAATTCCGATCATCAGAATGGACGTCGGAAGTCTCTACAGCAAGTTCGTGGGCGACAGCGAAGCGAAGATACAGAGAGCACTCGATACCGCGGAAGCGATAGCCCCGTGCATTCTCTGGATCGATGAAATAGAGAAGTGCTTCAGCCAGGGCGGCGGCGAAACCGACGGCGGTACATCGTCAAGAGTCTTCGGCAAGCTTCTCACCTGGATGCAGGAGAGGAAGGAAGGCGTGTTCATCATCGCCACGTCGAACGACATCAGCGGTCTGCCTCCGGAGTTCCTCCGCGCAGGACGCTGGGACGACATCTGGTTCGTCGATCTTCCCACGTTGAAGGAACGGGCACAGATCGCCGAAGTCATGATGGCGAAGTTCAACAACTGCGAGAACGTGGATCCAGAAGCGGTGGCAGATGCCAGCGATGGGAACACGGGTGCTGAAATCGAACAGGCGTTCATCGATGCCATGTTCGCGGCCTTCGCCGATGGCGAAAGGAAGGTGGAAACGAAGGACGTTGTGGACGCGTTCGGGAAGAGGGTTCCCCTGTCCAAGACGATGGCGGAAAAGTTGGAGGAGATCAGGAAGTGGGCGAAGGGAAGAGCCCGCCTCGCGACAGCTCCTGAAACCAGCAGCAAGAAAAAGGGAAGAGCGATAGAGTAGAACGTCGAAGAAAGTGAGAAGTGAATCTGGGGGCAGGGCCGATCCTGCCCCCGCAAAAGGAGAAGAACAATGGCGAAGAAAAAAGGATACATCAACCCCGGTTATCTGGTAGTCGGTCAGGTTTACGCATCAGGCTGTGTCACCTACGTCACCAGGGAACGCACTCAGAAGATGGGCGACAACAAGTTCGACGCGGACTGGCGTACTCACAAGCACGTCAAGAACGTGAAGGAGAACACCGCGGTCAGAACGGAACGGGCAAGGCTGAACGGGAAGATCGGACAGCTTGGCACCTTCATCAACCACTTCGGATACTTCGTGCCGATCGCGAAGGGGAAGGAACTGGAAGAGACCTTGAAGGACATCGAGATCCAGGTTCAGGTCTACAACAAGCAGGCAAGGCTCACCAGGCTGACGGTGGACTTCGCGGTGTTCCAGATATCCTCAAGCGACGACAGGATCGCCGCGGCCCTCTACAGGAAGGCGGTGGAACTCCTGGAGCAGATGGCCGAGTACATCAACGACGGCGACGTCAGAAAACTCCGCCAGCTCTTCGGTCAGATGAAGAGCTTGGACAGGATGCTTCCCGAAGACACTTCGGAGAAACTCAGCTCCGTCATGAAGGACGCCAGGGACAAGGCGAAGCAGGCGGTCAAGAAGATGAAGAAAGTGGATCAGGAAAAGGCGAAGACCAAGATCGCCAAGAAGGTGCTGAAGTCAGTACCGGTTGAGAAGATCAGAGCCGACCTGATAGAAACCGTCGACAGCATCGGCAAGCGGAACGCCAAGACGAAGTTCATCGCTCCGGTGAAGGCTCGCCAGATCGAGACGGACTAGGAGAAGCAGACCGGGGTGGAGATGGCCTTCGTGCTATCCCCACCCCAGGAAGGAGAAACCGATGAGGAAAGACCGAAACCCCACTACGGTGGAAACCCTTACAACCGGGGCGTTATCCAAGCCTCCGGCCGATGAGGATGTCCATGAAGCCGTCCCTGAAGAGGACTGGGAGAAGGATGTCGATCTCGCGGCCATACGGGAGGAGAATGCGAAGGAAGTACTCGACCGAAAGGGTCATGGCAAGAGCCTTCCCGCTCTTGTGAGGATCCTCAGGCGAGACCTTGGCTTCGATCTGAAGGACGCCGCAAGGCTGTCCCGAAGCTGGATGATGTACGGTCTGGGAAAGGAGGCGTGATGCCAAGAAAGTCGAGGATGAAAAGCAAGACCGAGGCGACTGAGCAGTGGGTCAAGAACAGAGGCAGACTCGCTCCGGGCATGAGGATCAAGGTCCATTCGAACGGACAGGTTCTCACAGTCATCAGCGTCAACGATTGCGGTGCCTTGGTGCAGGAGGGCGAGGGACGCACCAGGATATTCACCGACAGCAAGACGGGGAAGGAAGTCGAGCTGAAAGGCAAGGGAAAGAGGTATCAGATAAGTGCGACCAGTGAGGTGCTGGTTCTTCGCAAGGTGAAAAAAGTCACAGGAGTGATGAAGAGTAGAAAGAGGGCAGAACGATGAAGAACAAGACCAAAGAAAGACGAAAGACAATATCTGTGCCGGACTTCCCGGCTGACGTTTGGAACTCCTTCGCAGGAAGGTGCAAGGCCAGGGGTGAGAAGATCAAGGACGGTCTGGAAAGAATCCTTCGCAAGCACATGAAAGATGAGGGGAGGATGAATTACTGATGCCGCGAAAAACGAGGGAACAGTATTACGAAGAGAACAAACTGCTGCTAGCCAACCGCGCCTGGTCGTGGGCTCAGACTAGCGGCAGGGAGTTCTCCGACCTGCTTGGCGTCTGTCACGAAGCATTCATGGAATGCACAGTGAAGTTCGTCAAAGCCAGAGGTGCGAAGTTCAGCTCATTACTTGGGACCATCTGCAATCAGATGATCATCAAGTACCTGAACAAGCACGATCACGTCGATGCGGTCTTCGAGGATCCAGACGAAAGAGTCTCTCCGATAACGGTCGAGGCAGAGGTCGAATGGAATGACTTGAAAGGCTACATCAGAGACGAAGTCGGCTCGATCATAGACGTCTTGCTGAAGTCATACGTCGAAGTGATCGAGGAAGCTGGTTCGATGAGACCGCGAGCACTGAAGAGAGGTGCGAAGGCTGTCCTGAGGCAAGAGGGATACAGCGACAAGGAGATAGCCATCGCCTTCGCTCGCATAACTCAGATACTGAGGGAGGCAAGACAATGACGTGGTTCAACATCGATGGTCTGCTTATTGACTCGGAGTACAGGAGGCAGAAGCAGGAAGAAAAAGACAGGCGCGCAATCAAAATCTACAAGCGGATCGAGATGGTTTGCTGGATCATCATCTGGCATCTCGTCGCCGCCCTGATTCTTGTCGCGTGGTTCTAACACGAAAGGAAAGGCGGATGAAGGCAAACAGATACGAAGTGAAGAAATGGATCGCGAAGCAGAGGGACATTCCAAGAACCTTTGTCGCGGTCCCGGTCAGAGAGACGGCCAAGGCAATTCAGCTCTACGGCCACGGCACGACAGGGGACTTGGTCACCTGCGTCGCCTGTGGAAGAGAGCTGACGCATCCGGTCAGCCGCTTGGTTGGCATCGGACCCAAGTGCGGTCAGCACTTCTGGGACGAAAGCATCCTTGGCCCGTTCGGCTTCACCGAGGAACACGCGGAGAAGCTGAAGAGGATGGTCAGCGAGATCAAGATCGACAAGGTCTGGATCCCGAAAAGTTGTGTGCTCAGTTCGGTACCTGTCAACGAAGAAATCGAAATCGAAAAGGAGGTGAATGATGTCCGGCAATCTGACAGGAAGAGTGCTCCAGAGAGTGAACGAAATCCACTCGTCGCTCGAAGAGATATTGAAGTCTCGGAAGAGGGACGAAGAGATCAAGAGCAGGATCGTCTCGTGGATGAGCAATCAGAAACCGATAACGGATCCGGATCAGATCAGGGAAGCGGTGGACCTTCTGGCATGGATCCACGGAAAGCTGGACAAGACGACATGAAAAAGCGAGTGACATTCAACGTCGATGGGGACAAGATCGAAGTCAGGTTCGACTACGATCAAGACCTTGTCGCGAAGGTCAGGGCGATGAACCTCAGCCGGCCGAAGTTCGTCAGGAACGGACAGGACCGCTGGTGGAACTTGGCTCTGGATCCAAAGAACGTGGAGAAGCTGTCCGACCTTGGCTTCAAGATCGACAAGCCAGTCTGGGATTGGTACAAGAAGATCACCGAACCCAGACCGAAGGTCGCCAAGCTTCCGGAGTGGACCGAAGACCTCTACGGCTTCCAGAAGGATGGCGTCAAGTGGCTGGACGAACACAACGGGAACGGAATCGTTGGTGATGAGATGGGACTCGGCAAGACGATACAGGCGCTCGGATGGCTCAGGCTCAATCCTGAAGCACTTCCTGCTCTTGTCATCTGCCCTGCTAGTCTCAAGATCAACTGGCAGAGAGAAGCAGAGACGTGGCTTCCCGACACCAAGAAGATCGCCGTCATAAACGGTCGGCCGAAAGGTGAGGCGAAGGCGTCGAAGAACAGGGACTTCGTGGCGATCATCAACTACGATATCCTCTCCGACTGGGCAGACAGGATCAAGAAGAACCAGCCGAAGACCGTGATCATCGACGAGTCGCATTACATCAAGAACAGGAAGGCGAAGAGAACGAAGGCGGTCAAGAAGGTGTGCCGGATGGCTGATCACGTCATCTGCCTGACAGGCACTCCGATAACGAATAGACCGCTGGAGATATACGAGCCGACACAGCTGGTGGCTCCTAGTCTCTTCCCCAGACGATGGGACTTCCTTCAGCGATACTGCGACGCGAAGCACAACGGATACGGATGGGACTTCTCCGGCGCTTCCAATACTCAGGAACTCCACGACAAGCTTGTGGGCTCCTGTATGATCCGCAGACTGAAGGCGGACGTCATGAAAGACTTGCCGCCGAAGGTCAGGTCTGTCATTCCTCTGGAGATATCCAACAGGAAAGAGTACGACTCGATCGATGCCGACGTCAGGGTGCTGGCGGAACAGGCGATGACGGATCCGAAGAAAAAGAAAAACGCTTTGGCCAAGATCGAAGAGCTGAAGCAGGCGGCCGTCAGAGGGAAGCTCAAGGGATGCTTTCAGTGGATCGAAGACTTCCTGGAAAGCGGAGAGAAGCTGGTAGTGTTCTGTCATCACAAGTTCGTCGTCGACGAGCTGATGAACAACTACGGCATCTGGACTCGGTCGGACGAATCCGGAAAGAGAACGCTGAAGGCTGTCAAGGTCGACGGCAGTGTTTCTCAGAAGGATAGACAGGCGGCTGTCGATGCCTTCCAGAAAGATGACGACGTCCGTCTCTTCATCGGAACGATGGCGGCGAAGGAAGGATTGACGCTGACGGCAGCCAGCAACACGGTTCATCTTGAACTGTGGTGGACGCCAGGCGACCACGACCAGGCCGAAGACAGGGTTCACAGGATCGGTCAGGAAGCGGAAAGCGTAGGCGCCTATTATCTCGTCGCAAAGGACACCGTCGAAGAGAGGATCGCCAGGCTGATAGACAGGAAGCGAAAGGTGTTGGCCAGCGTCCTTGACGGAAAGGAAGTGGAGACAGATGATCTTCTCACCGAACTCCTGAGGGAGATGGCAGGTTGAACAACAGCCATCCTTCTGTCTATAATGAGGCGGAGGAAATATGGCGACGACACTAACAGACTTGCTGAGGACCAGAGGGATACCGATGGCCTCGGAAAGGCACAAGCATTACAAGCCGGGGTGGATCCACGTCTGCTGTCCCCACTGTGGAGACAGCGGATACCACCTCGGCTTCGCTGAAGGAGTGCCAGTCGGAAGGTGTTTCAAATGCGGTCGGCAGAACCTGGGCGAGACGCTCAGGCTTCTGCTGAACTGCACGAGAAGAGAAGCCTCCGACCTTGTCGATTCCGTCTGCGGTGGTGTGTCGCCAACGCGGATCCGCGAGGAAGGTGAAAGCGAACTTGAAGAGGTCGCTCTTCCTTCCGGCCGAGGAAAGATCACTCCCCGGCACTGGAACTATCTGGCCGAACGTGGCTTCGATCCTGAAGCCGTCACTCGGCTGTGGCAAGCCGAGTACACAGGTCCGCTAGGGAAATACCCTTGGGCGATCATCGTCCCCATACAGGACGAGTTTGGCAGGACGGTTTCTTGGCAAGCCAGGGACATAACCGGCAAGGCAAGAGCCAAGTATCGAACCTGTCCCGGATCAGACGTAAAGAGAGTCCTCTACGGTCTTGACAAGATGGATCCAGACAGAAGAAAGGTCATCGTCACGGAGGGCGTCACAGATGTCTGGCGACTAGGCGTGAACAAATCCGTGGCGACCTTCGGTCAAGATTGGAGTCGCGATCAATTTATTTTACTCGTCAAAAGGTTCGATGAAGTGATCACAATGTTCGATTCAGAAGCACCGGCACAACGCAAGGCAGAGGAACTTTGTGATGCCGTTATCGCAATGGGGAAAGAGGCTTTCAACTACGAGATAGGTGAAGGCGATCCGGGTGAACTTGACCAGACAGAGGCAGACTTTCTGACCAGAGAATTGTTGAGATGAGATGGACTTTACATCAGGACTTTACACCAGCGAAAATGCTTTGGTAAAATTCGCGATCGTGATGGAGATGGCGGAGATGGCAAAATGTTGTTGAAAGAAATTGAACTTTGGAACCCCGTGTGCTCTGGCATCCGCCGGCGTCCGCCTCGACGCTCCTTGCCGCCAGCAGTCACGCGGGGTTCCTTCTTTTTTTTTGGAGAGAGGAGGCAAAATGGCAAGACGACAGAAGCCGAATGCGCTTGATCACTACTCAGTTTACTCCGTCCTGATGGACGCGATGAGAGAGGGTAAACTCACGCCGCGAGAAGTTCTGCTTGCGACGATCATCCACCACCTTGACCACTCCAGAGACGGCGGTCAATACTGCTACGCATCCAACGCCTACATGGGATCTCTTCTTGGCGCAAAGATCAGAACCATCAGTGCAGGCGTCGCCAACCTTGAGGAACAGGGCTTCCTCAGAATCGTCAGCATCGATCCATCGGAAGCCAACAAGCGTCTGATAGAAAGTCTTGTGATGGACAAGCAGATGAAGTACGCCAGCGAAAACAAGAAGCAGGACTATGGCAAAAAATTGCTAGACCCTATGGAAGAAAATTGCCATGATAATAATAAAAAGAAATCTATCTGTTCAGACGGCAAAGCGTCTGAACGGGAAGGATCGGAAAGAAAGAGAAGGGAAGAAATCTATCGGCCGTTGAGTGAAAGGCTTCTGTCGATCATCCAGAAGAAACGAAAGGTCGTCAAGACTGTGAAGATGTTCCGATGGGATGATTCCTTCAGGGGACTGATAGAGCTAGACGGAGTGCCGATGAACAGAGTCGACGCGGCACTGAAAGGATACGCCAAGATCATAGGCGACGACTACGTTCCTGAGGCGTGGAGCGCTAGAGCGTTCAGAGAGAAGTTTGAGAGGATCGAGGCGGCGATCAAGAGAAGCGAAAAGAAAAAAGGCAAGGGCGGCAACGGGCACAAGCGTACAGTCTTGCGACCTGACAAGCCGCGGAGGAGGATCGGCGGATGACGAAAGGCATATTCAAGAAGCGGCAGAAGAAACAGGGACTTGACGCGAGGATAGAGAGGCTGATATGCACGGGGCTGATAGTCAGCGAAAGAGTCTGCAAGGAGCTGGATCCAATATTCGAAGAGGATTTCTTCTGTGCCGACTTCACCAGGTGGACCGCAACGAAGGCGCTTGACTTCTGGCGGTCTCATCGCGAACCTTCGAAGAGACACATACAGGATGTCTATCATCGCGAAAAGAAGAATGGAATGGAATCCAGTCTGGCCAGCACCGTCAACGACTTCCTGTCCGGTATCAGTTCGGAGTTCGAAAGGGACGACGGCTTCAACGAAGGGTACGTTGTGGAGCAGGCGATGAGATACTTCCGCCTCAGGAGTCTGAAGATCACCACCGACGACGCCAACGCTCTTCTGGAGGACGGAAGGATCGAGGATGCAGAGACAGTGTGGTCTCAGCACAGGAAGATCGAGAGGACCATCGGCGAAGGCGTGAATCCATTCGTCGACATCGATCTCATCGACAGAGCGTTCGAGAGGATGTCCAAGCCGATGTTCACCCTTCCGGGGGCCGCCGGAAAGTTGTTGTCCGTACAGCTACACAGAAAGAACTTCATCAGCTTCAGAGGAGTGGTGGGAAGAGGAAAGACTTTCACGCTTCAGGAGCTGGCGAAGTTCGCAGCGAGGGCGAGGCTGAACGTGGCCTTCATCGGGGTCGGAGACATGTCCGAAGAGGAATACGCCCTCAGGTGGGCGGAGAACCTCGCAGGAAGGTCGAGCGATCCGGACGACTGCGATGCCATGTGGATTCCCTGTCTCGACTGCTGGTTGAATCAGACGGATCAGTGCAAGAAACGCCAACGGAAGAGCACCGTCGGTCTGCCCCGCGATCTTCTTGATGCGGAGTTCCCTCATCCTGACGACGCGCCCGACAACTACAAGCCGTGCTCGGTCTGTCAAGATGACCCGAAGTTCAGAGGAGCGGCTTGGTGGTATTGGAGAGAGGCTGTGGATCCGCTGACCAGATCAGAGGCGGTGAAGCTCGGCAAGAGATTCATGAAGAGGATGAAGGGAAGAGACTTCAAGCTTCAGTGCTTCCCAAGCAAAGGCGTGTCGCCTTCAGGATTGGATTCGCTTCTCCAGAGGTGGAGCGACTATGACGATTGGCTTGCCGACGTCCTGATCGTCGACTACATGGATGAGCTGGCTAGCGACGACGCCTTCGATCAGTTCCGTCATCAGGAAGCTGGAAAGTGGAGCGCGATGAGAGGCCTCGCTTTCAAGTGGAACATCTTGGCGATAGCGGCAGATCAGGGGGACGCCAACAGCTATGAGACGGAGACGATCAACCTGAAGAACTTCAACGAAGATCGCCGCAGGAATGATGTCCTGACCGGAGGCATAGGCATCAACCAGACAGATGTGGAGAAGGCAAGAGGAATCGCCAGGTGGGCGTACTTCAAACTTCGCAAAGGTCACTACACGATTTCAGATCAGGTCTGTATCGTTCAGGCTCTCGGTCAAGGTCGTCCGCTAGTCGGCAGCTGGTGGAGAAAGAGACAGGGTTGACAGGGACAAACTTTCGCGGGAAGCTGTCTGATCATGATATAATACAGCGTAACAGGATGCTCCATCATAAAGGAGAAGCAATCGAAAACAAACAGGAAGGAAAGAAGGAGGAAGGACGATGGCGAAGAAAGCAGTAGCGGTAGAGAAGAAAAGGTTGGTCGCGGCGGTGAAGGACATCAACAAGGTTCTGGATCTGGACACGCCACTACCGACCAAGGGATCGGAAGATGAAATCATCGAGGCGATCCTGGAGGAAGGCAAGGCAGATGACGGTGGATTCTTCGAGCAGGATGAGCTCGAACAGGACACCTTCGATGTCTTGGAACAGCTCGGCGTGGAGATCCAGGCCGGCAGTGCAGATGAGGACGAACCGGAGGAAAAGAAAGTGACGAAGAAAGCAGCGGCAAAGAAAAAGGCGGCGCCTGCGAAGGCGAAGAACGGTAACGGAAAGAAACCCGCGACCAAGAAGGCGCCGGCCAAAGAGAAGCCTGCTGCCAAGAAACCTCCGGCGAAGAAACCCGCGGCGAAGAAACCTGCGGCGAAGAAAAAGAACGGCAAGAAGATCAGCTGTCCCGATGAAGGCGTCATCAAGTTCCTGGTGGACGAGAATCCTCACAGGAAGGGGACGAAGGCGTACGACCGCTTCAAGCTGATGAAGGATGGCATGAAGATCGCGACCTACATCAAGAAGGGTGGCGCACGTTCAGCTGTCTATCACCACGCCAGGAACGGATACATCAAGGTCGTCGTGTAATGGCGGCCAAGTCCAAGCGCTCAAGGTCGGCCAGGAGTGACCACAGCATCGTGGAAACCCTGGCCGACTGCGAGGATAGAAACAGGCAGATGGGGTCCTCGGGTCAGAAGGTGAAGCCGTTCATCTTTCTGAAGGTTCCGAGGACCGCTTCTGAGTCAATGCACTTTGTCTTCAAGCGGAACGTCATCAACTACATCAGGATCGGACGGCTGAGCAGGATCGCGGAGTTCGAACACCTGCGGCGCGGCGAACGCCCGGATCTGAATCGCTTCCACGTCTGCTACAACCACATGCCCCTGAATGTCATCATGAATGAGGGGCTGTGTCCGCAGGAGTTCTTCGACGGCGTGCTCTCTTTCTGCTTCGTCAGGAATCCGTGGACGCGGATGATGTCCGTCTGGTTCGTCTTCGGCAACACGTCCCAACACACACAGCTGAAAGGCTGTAAGACTTTCAAAGACTTCGTCAGGAAGCTACACGTCGAGAAGATCGTCTCTTCTCTGGACGTGAATTCGCCACGCTACAGGATTCCAGATCAGCAGTGGAGGTGGACCCACCCCGACCTTTCATTCATCGGAAGGTTCGAGAACCTTCTCTGGGACTGGGATGCGATGTGCGACATGATAGGATTCGATCACGACCTGACGATCCATCAGCGGATGCACTACGTCAAGGAAAAGCCGCCGATGGAAGAGCTGTACGATGAAGAGACAGCTGACATGGTTGAAGAGATGTACGCCAAGGATGTCTGGGCGTTCGGTTACGACAAAGAGAGAACCTTCGCCGGCGATAAGACTTCGGCGATCGGTGAAGATGAAATCAAGAAGAGACTGGGGAGGCTTTGGAATGAGTAAAGACTTCTGTCACCTGCACGTCCATCATCAGTACAGCCTTCTCGATGGCCTCGGATCCGCCGAGCAGTATGTCGAGAGGGCCAACGATCTTGGGATGGAGTACTTGGCCATCACGGACCACGGAAACGTGGACGGATGCCTGAAGTTCCAGAAGGCATGTCAAGCCGGCGACATCAAGCCGGTCTTCGGAAGCGAACTGTACGTCGTCAAGGATGCGTCTGTCAAGGAGAAGGGGGAGAAGAGACTTCACGTCACTGTTCTGGTCGCCCATCCGAAAGGCTGGCAGAATCTGTTACAGCTGACAACGAAGGCGAACCTCGACGGATTCTATCGCCGGCCGAGGGTGGATCCGGACATGATCTTCGAACACTGCGACGGTCTGTTCTGGATGACAGCTTGTACCTCCACGATCCTGAAGGAGAAGTGGGGACTCGAATTCATGAAGAATCTCGTTCAGGAAGTCGGCGACGATAGAGTGCTTGGCGAGATAATGCCGCACGACTTTGAAGATCAGCTGGTCGTGAACGAGATGACTCTTGACTTCGCGGATGAATTCGGTGGGAGGATTGGCGTCGTGGCGACGAACGACTGCCACTATCCGCTGGAAAAAGACGCGGAACTTCAGGAGGTCCTCTTGGCCATACAACGGCAGGCGAAGTGGAAAGACCCAAACCGATGGCGGTTCAGTGTGACAGGTCTTCACCTCAGATCCAGAGAAGAGATGATGGACGCCTTCATCGAACAGGGCGGATCCAAGGAACTGATCGCCAGCGTCGACGAAGCTCTTGACCTGACCGTGGAGATAGCTGAAGAATGCTACGAAGGATTCCCGGAGCTTCCGGGCAGGGAAGTCTCTCTGCCTCGCGTTCAGGGAGTGAAATCGGACGACGACACGGAGGCGATGTGGTCCGTCATAGAGGACGGCTGGGAGGAACTGATCGAGGGAAAGACTCCGAAGCTGGATTACAAGGACAGGGAAGTGACGGAGAAGATGTACGACGACAGGATAGAGGAAGAGATGGAGATCATCTGCAATCTCGGTTTCCAGAGATACTTCCTGATCGTCTGGGAGCTCATAAACTGGTGCCGACATAACGACGTGATGACAGGTCCAGGAAGAGGAAGCGTCGGCGGAAGTCTTGTCGCTTATCTGATGAGGATCACAGGAGTGGATCCGCTGGTGCACGGTCTTGTCTTTTCCAGATTCATATCGCCTGCGCGCATCGACCTTCCGGACATAGACATGGATTTTGAAGACAGGAAGAGGCACCTCGTCAGGAAGCATCTCGAAGACATGTACGGGAAGGATTGCGTCGCTGGAGTCTCCACCTTCTCGACCTTGAAAGGAAAGGCGGCGATCAGAGACATCGGCAGAGTCTTCGACCTTCCATACATCGACATAGACAAGGCGGCGAAGGCCATCGTCGTCAGGTCCATGGGAGACGATCGCGCTGACTACACGATAGAGGATGCCTTCGAGACCTTCGAAGATGGAAAGCGGTTCAAGAAGAAATATCCCCACGTCGCAGACTTCGCGATGAGGATAGAGGGACAGGTCAGAGGAGCGGGACAACACGCGGCAGGGATATGCGTGTCTGAAGAGAGCCTTCTGGAAGGAAGGCGCTGTTCTCTTGCGGTCAGAGGAAAGGATGTCGTCGTCGCAAACTGGGACAAGCACGACGTCGAGTACTTCGGGATGATGAAGCTTGACGTGCTTGGCCTGTCTGCCTTGAGCGTCCTGTCCGATGCCAAGGACATGATCAAGAAGAACCACGGAGTCGACGTCGACTATGAAAGCCTGACGCTCGACGATCCTGATGTCCTCGCCGAAGTCTCAATGGGACACACGGTCGGTGCCTTTCAGTTGTCTTCGCCGGGGCTCAGAAGGTTCTGCGAAGCGCTCGGCATCCAAAAGTTCTCCGACATCGTGGATGCCACTGCCCTGTGGCGACCAGGCACCTTGAGAGCAGGAACGGCGGAAGAATTCAGGGCGAGGAAGAATGGCGAGAGCGAATGGGAACACATCCATCCGAGCATGAAAGACCTGACCGAAGACACGCACGGCATCATTCTCTATCAGGAACAGATTATGATGTTGGCGTACGACTTGGCAGGAATGACTTGGAAGAATTGCGACCTGATCCGCAAGGTCGTCAGCAAGAGTCAAGGCGATAGTCTCTTCGCGAAGTACAAGACGATGTTCGTCGAAGGCTGTAGCAAGAAAGGCACTCTGGATCCATCGGCCGCCGGCGAGGTATGGGACGAACTATCCAGCTTCGGGTCGTACGGCTTCAACAAATCTCATTCGGTCGAGTATTCCATGATCACCTACTGGGACATGTGGCTGAAGGTGTACTATCCGGCGGAATTCATGGCCGCGACTCTGACGCATGCCAAGGATGATCTCAAGGACGAGCTCATCAAGGAAGCCAGACGCCTGAAGCTGAAGATCGTTCCGCCGAAGGTCAAGACTTCAGAACCGGAGTCGTGGGTGGCGAAAGGAACAGACTTGTTGATGCCTCTTCTGGAGATCAAAGGCATAGGGCCGAAGGCGTGTGAGAAGATCAGGAAGCTGAGGGAAGGAGTCGCTCAGGAGGGGTTCTTCGCCGAGAAGGAAGTCGACAAGAACCTGCCGTCGAACATCGTCAAGGTTCTCCAAAGAGTCCATGCCTTCGACGATGAGAAGCTGTCCTTCACCGACGATGAAGTGGAGGAGATAGCAGACCTTCTCGCCTTCGACATGTCACAGGATCCCCTTCGCGACATCAGAGGAATCCTGAACCTCCTCGATCCGTATCTCTACTCGATAGACGACATCCTGACAGGAGGATATGTGGACAAGACCGCATTGATGTTTGGGAAGATCGACGAGATGAAGTACAGCTACAAGAAAGGAGTCCAAAGCCACTCCGCCAGACGCGCTGGATCCTCATCGCTCGGAGGCGTCTACGGATACATCAGAGACGATTCGGCCGCGGAGATGATCACCTTCGATGGCGACCTTTACAAGCAGAGGAAAGATGAGATCGAACACTGCAAAGGCAAGAACGTTGTCATCGAATCCACCAGAGGAAAAGGAATCAACGTCGGCGGCAAGCAGAGGATCAAGAACGTGTTCTGCCAGAAGATATGGTTCGACGATCAACTGAAGTCGGCGGACATCTTCGACATGGACGTCGATCTGATAGGCGTCTCCAAGCAGGCGGCGGATCCAGAGTGCCTCGTCAGCCTTGACAATTGCGAAAGCTGTGAGCTCTCCAAGATATGTCGCGGCCCTGTTCCGGCGGATCCGGGACTATGGAATGTGATGGCCGTCGGCGAAGCACCAGGGAAGGATGAAGACGCGGAGGGGACTCCGTTCATAGGTGCGTCAGGAAAGTTGGCGTGGCAGATTCTTGGAAAGCAGGGGATCACTCGCGATCTCATCCACGTCACCAACGTCGCGAAGTGTTTTCCTGGGAAGGGGAAGGCGCCGACGACGAAGCAGATGAGAACCTGTTCAGAAAGGTGGCTCGACAAGGAGGTGGAAGAGATCAAACCTGTGGTCATCCTCGTCCTTGGCAACACTCCTCTCCAGTGGATCAGCGGACAGAAGTCCGGCATCATGTCGCTGAACGCGACTACGGAATGGAGCCCGATCCATAACGCCTGGATATGCTATTGCGTCCATCCGGCTTCGGCTCTCCATTCGGCTGAGAATCGGCGTCCACTCATATCCGGCTTGAAGAACTTTGCGCGGACATTGGAAGCCGTGGGAGCCGACCTCGGAACGCCTCGAAGCCGTGTGGAAGGAAAGGCGGACAAGAAGGAGAGAGGAGAAGCCGGAAGGCAGCGCGGATTGGAGATCAGGAACCGGATCCTCAAGAGCGTCGAAAGGAAAGGCGGCACATCGACGAAGGAAAAGTTCGCCAGGATCAGGAACGCAATGAAAGATCTCTTTTTCAGAACAGGCGAGCCTGTCTCTGTCCTTGAAGCAAGAAGCTGGTGCGAAGCCAATGACGTCGAGCTAGAGGATCCCCAGTGGGGTGCGATCTTCAACACAAGAAAATGGCAGTTCGTCAGGACGATCCACAGCGACAGACCAGAGGCACACGGAAAGAGAATCTGTCTCTTCGAATACGTCGGATAGAGATATAATGTTACGGAGGGAAATCATGACAACAGACGAAGAAAAAAAGCATTGGTTGGAGCAGATGGAAAAGCTGAGGGACAACACCGGCGTGTTCTTCCTTGAGGCTCTCCATTCGGCGGCGGTGGTCAGGGCGGATAGAAGAGACCAGTATGGCGACACCTATCGAGAGGACGAACTTCTCTTCCTGTTCTATCAGATGAGGAACAAGCTGAAGAGATTCAGGCTACAGCTATCTGTCGACGGCTTGGAAGAGACGATCAAGAATCCGGAAGTGGCTCTGGATTCCCTGAAGGATCTCATCTGCTACGCCGCCTTCGCGATAGAGAACATCAAGAAGCCAGGGAGAGAGTGATGGACAGAACAGACAAGATCAAGCAGTATGTCAACTACGTCAAGACGGGAAGGCTTGGCGCACCTGTCTCGCTTCACGTTGCCATCACGGATCACTGTTTCAACAGTTGCCTGATGTGCCGTCACAGACTCAGGAAAAAGAAGAACATCATGAAGGTCGTGGAGTGGACCAACTTTCTCACCTGGCTACGAGATCCAGTCGAGACGGTCTGCTACACCGGCGGCGATCCTTTCTGCCACACCGACTTCAACATCCTCATGGACTGGCATATCAAAAAAGACTTTCCGTTCGGCGTGGTGACAAGCGGCTATCTGCCGCCGACTATCGATCTGGGACTCCTGTCGCAAGCCAAGTTCGTCAGCTGTAGTCTTGACGCCATCGATCCGGATGTCTACAAGTTGGTCAGAGGAGATAGCGTGTCAGTCGGCGAGGTCCTCGACGGAATAGAGAAGATGGTGCTGGGCGAAGTCACCGTTCGAGTCAGACCGACGATCCACAAGGCCAACGAAGGCGAACAGGAGAAGATAGAGGCGTGGTGCGAAGAGAGAGGAATCGAAGTCAAGTGTAAGGGTGCGTATCACGGAACCTGCGACGGCGCGGATCCAGAGGGGAATCCTTTCAAGTTCAGGAACTGTTACGCGGTATTCTATCAGCTGTACATAGGATCGGACGGCGATGTCTTTCCGTGTTGCCTGACCAACAACGATGTCGACATAGCTCCACTGATCAGACCTTTCGGAAACGTCTTCTCGGATCCGTGGTCGTCGATATGGAAAAAGGCTGTCGAACACACGAAGCTGAACAAGATGTGCCTCCCATACATCTGCAGTCACCAATGCATCGATAGGTTCTCTGAGATCAACAACATCCACGAACAACTGAAATCCAGAAAGGAGTTCTTCTGATGCGCAACGAAGGCAAGTACATCATCGGCGGCGGATTATCCGGTCTCATCTGGGCGTACTACAATCCAGAATTCAAAATCATCTCACCGGAAGTTGGCGGAAAGCTCGCCAGGGAAGGAATGGCAAACACGATCTTCCTTCACGCCTGCGAAGACACCGAGCGCCTCCTGATAGACACAGGAACTGAATATGAGAAGAGCACCAGACGGATCAAGTATTTCAAAGGCGGCAAGGTGATGGAGAAGATAACGGAACAGGATAAGCTCGCACTGATCCGAAAGAAGATGATGGACGTTGCCTTCGAGCCGAAAGACTTCAACCTCAGCACAGGCGATTACTACATCGACACCTTCGAGATAGACTTCCAAGAACTGATACAGAAACTATCCGACGGGGCGTCGTTCGTCAAGGACGAGGTCATTCGCATCACCGACAAGGCCATCGTCAGCGACACGACAAGCTACACATACGACGAGATAGTGTCGACGATTCCAGCTGACATCTTCTGGGAACTCTATCATCGAAAGCCGGATCCAGAAATCGAGCTGGCCAGCGGCGCCACAACCTTCGTACTTTGCGACAGGATCATCGACGACATCGATCCGGAATCCTTCAGCGTGATGTACTTCGTCGACGACGAGTATCAGCAGGCAAGAGTGGTGACAAGGAACAGAGGCGAGGGACCATTCCTCTACGAATTTCCCGGACAGCTTCCGCCTGACGTGGTGGCTTCGCTTGTTCCCGGCGGTCCAGATTCCGTCGTCGATTACTGGATCGATCCCAGAAGCGTCATCATGACGAATCTGAACAACGTTTCTCCAGAGCGGATCCTCTTCGCAGGAAGGTTCGCCAACTGGGACCACAGGATCAAGATCGGCGATGTAGTTCGGCAGGCGAAGTTCGACATTGACTTCAGGATGGTGTGGAACAGGCAGATGAACTTCACGCGGAGATTCCATGATTTCAATAGGCTCGCCGATGACGAATACAGGGATCAGCTGACCAAGAACTTCATCCTCCATCTGTATCCAGAAATCGGAGAGATCCTCGACGGCGTCAACTACAAGATTCACAGAGAAGCGAAGGTCGTCGACGAACACGCTGTCAAGATGGAGATCGTCGATGTTTTCAAATACGTCCTGAATCTCATGATAGCGTGGGGAATCACACCTGAAGAACTGTTCCGGCTATTCGACGAGAAGTCTTCGATAGTCGAGGACAGATACAGGAAGTTGTTGAAAGAAAAAGAGAGGAGGAAAGGCTGATGGAAGTGCTGGAAGTTGGAGACAGAGTCAGCGTGATGGTGGACGCCAGAAGAGTGATAGCGTTCGTGGTAAAGGTCAATCGCAACACAGTCCTCGTCCGTCTCGAAAGCGGCGACGTGATCAAGCGGCACGTGGATAAGCATGGAGTGGAGAAGGCATGAACCTGAAAAGAATCAAGCAGATGTTTGGAATCAAGAAAGGTCAGAAGCCAAGGACGAAGTTCATCGACAACCTGATGGCGGTCAAGGTCGAACTCATCGACTGGCCGGATCCGGAGAGACTGAAGAGAGTCTTCGTCAACATGTCGCAGGCATCGTGGTACAAGGATTACATGATGGAAGCCGCAGAAGAGGATGTGGAAGAGACCATCGATGGACTGATGAATGGAAGGATGCTTGGACAGGGACTCGAACACGCAAAGTTCTGCTTTCGCGTCGAAGGTCTGAGCCTTCACGGCACCCATTCGCTTGTCAGAAACAGGATCGGCATCTGCTACATGCAGCAGTCTCAAGCGGTCAAAGACTTTCGGCACAGCGACGTCCTCGTTCCGAGAGCCTTCACGAAGTTCCCGGAGCTTCTGGAACGATATGAGAACTGGGTTCAGGAGGGAAAGAGACTGTACTCAGACTTTCTCGACACCGGAGAGATAGCCAACGGCGACGCCAGGTTCTGCCTGCCGAAGACCATTCCAAGTTGGTGCTACGTGAGCGTCACGCTTCCGACTCTTCTGTCGATATATGCCAAGCGCGTATGCGATCAGGAAGAACATCCGGAGATGAATATCATGGTTCAGGACATGAAAATTCTCGTGTCGGAAAAGTTCCCCTGGATGACTTCATATTTCAAGTCGCACTGCGGCGACGGAAGGTGCTTTCATCAGAAGCGAGGATACACGGCGAACTGTATCTACAAAAGAAACGACGATCACAAGGTCAGCGACGAAGGAGAGAATGACTGGACTCTCCACGATAAGACTCGCAACGAATTGATGTACGGTTCGGATCAGTATGAGACGAAAGAGGTGCAGTCATGATGGTCCAAGACATCTACAGGAATGATCCGTGGAAGATGATGGTCGCCTGTATCATGCTGAACCGTACGACCGGAAGGAAAGTGAAGGAAGTCATGCGAGGTTTCTTCAAACGGTTCTGGAATCCCTCGAAGGTATGGACTTCGGATGAAGAGAAGATCGCCGAACCTCTCGCAAGCCTCGGCCTCCAGAATCGCAAGGCAAAGATGATAAGAGACTTCTCCGGTGAATGGATCGGCCTGACTCAGTCTCAGAAGAAAAAGATCATGCAAGGCGAAGCGGATCTGCTGAAAGACATGACAGGTATCGGCGACTACGCTCTTGAATCCTTCCACGTTTTCTACAGACGGCTGATAGGATACTGCGCGAAGGACAAAGAAGTCGCAGACTACATCGAAAGAGTGACGCCGGCCAGCGAACTTGTGGAGAAGACAAGAGAGTATGTCGACCTCGCAGGCGAACAGGGAGAACTAGCGGACGGAAGAAAGGTTCTGGAGATACTCAATTATGGATACACATTCAACGACGATTTCTTCTGTTCTCCTCAGGACAGAGAAGAGAACGATTATGTCCTCAAGAAACTGAAGGTCAACTGGAATGAAATAAAAAGAGTCAAGAGGATCCTCAAGGACGATCCGATGTCAAGGCAGGCAGTCATCGCTTTCAGTCAAGCACAACCGCTTCCGAACTGCTACGTCTCGGCACAGTTTCAAGTCAGAAGAGACAAGCTCTATTGCTCCGTGTTCCAGCGATCTCAGGACGTGGAGATGATCAGGAAGGATACGGACGTGCTCAGTCGCATGTCATGTATGATTTGTGAAGCCGTAGACGTCGACGGCTATGAGGTTGTCGTCAGCGTTGGAAACATGCACAGATACACGGAGGATTGCTGATGGATTCAATGCCAACCTACACCGGGAAACTACTCAACCTTGACAGGCTGAAGCTGGAGGACATAGACATCAAAGACGTGGCCCACCACCTCAGCAATATCTGCTGCTTCAACGGAGCGTGCAGATGGTTCTACAGCGTCGCTCAACACAGTCTGACCGTCGCCGGTCTCGTGGGAAAAGAGATGCGTCTGTGGGCTCTTCTCCACGAAGCTCCGAAGGCATATTACGGAGACGTTCTCGCCTCGCAGGTTGACAATCACCTGTACGAAGAGATCAGGCACGCCAACAGACCCGTGGACGTCATAGTGTTCAGGCGCTTTGGACTTCTTGAGATAGACGAGCCGTATCTCGGTCTGCCTCCAGAAGTCAGGAAGGCAAACGACAAGGTTCGTCTGGCGGAAGAACAGTTGATGTCAGAACCTTTCATCAAGGTGAAGGTCGCCAAGACGATACCGATCGTGCCGATGACTCCAGAAGCGGCCGAGCACCAGTTTCTTGACATGTATCACAGATGCTATGGAGGAAAATGATGCCAACGATCCTTGAACACAATGACGAGATGCCTTTCGGAAAGTACAAAGGCAGGAAGATGGAGGACGTTCCAGACTCCTATCTGGTCTGGTGCTACGAACAGGAAGATATGAGACAGCGATGGCCAGAGCTGATAGCCTACATCGTGAACAACGCTCACAGGATTCCAGACATAATTCTGGATCCGCAAGACAGGATCTGAAGAGGCTATAATCATTGAGGAGGAAAGATGGACACAGACTACAGAGACGATTTGAGAATAGACCCTGATGCGCTAGACGTCGAATGGCTCAATCAGGCGGAGCTGTTTGCCAAGTATTCGCGTATGGCAGCGGAAGCCAAGAAGCGAGCCAAGAAGAAAGCGGAAAGGGTGAAGGTCGTGAGATCAGAACTGATGATCGAAGCCAAGAAGCTGGGCGAAGTCAAGACTGACAAGCAGGCAGAAGCATACTACAGAACACATCCGGATCATCAGGACGCCAAGGAAGAACTCTTCGAAGCAGAGCTGGAGGCCGACATCCTTGATGGTGCGGTCTTCGCCTTCCACCAGAGGAAAGTCGCTCTCGAGAACCTGGCGAAGCTTGTCGTCGCAAACTATTTCGCCTCACCAGAGGCACCAAGGAATCTCAGTGAAGAGGCAGAACGTCTCAGGTCACTGGAAAGGAAGGAAGTTGTCGACGGAATCAAGTCAAGAAGAGCAGGAAGGAGGAGAAGAAAAGAGAAGTCATGAACGACGCCCTGAACATACTGACGACCGCGTTCCTCTTGCTGGTCGCTATCGTGCTCATCTGGGTGGTTCTCAGGATAGCAGGTCGGGCGTTCGCGAGAGGATGGATAGAGGAGATGAGAAGAAAGAAGGAGGACAGAGAAGATGGCGAAGAAAAAGAGTAAACACGACCTTCACAAGCGGAAGGCGGCAAAGAAGGGTCGAGCATTCAGCGGAGCGAGATATGTCGACCTGCCGGAAGATGTCGAGCTGTTCACGCCCGAGGGCAAGACGTACAAGCTGGATATACTTCCGTACAAGGTCACGGATGAGTCTCATCCTGACGAGGTGGAACAGGGAGATACCTGGTACACGCGTCCCTTCATGATCCACAAGGACGTCGGAGTCAACAACGAAAGGATCGTCTGTCCGAGAAGCATCGGCGAGCCTTGCCCGATCTGCGAAGAGGCCGAAAGCCTCAGCAGGAGTGGCGACGCAGACAAGGACACGCTCCGGGCTCTATGGCCCAAGAACAGAGCGCTGTATAACGTCGTCGATATCCAGGCGGACGAACCGGTCGTGATGGTGCTCGACTACAGCACTTTTCTCTTCGGCGAACTGCTGGAGAAGAGAGTCGCACAGGACCTCGAAGAGCGCGGCGATTTCTTTGAATTGGAGAACGGATGCACGCTCATCTGTGACTTCGAAGAGAAGAAAGGAACAGGAAGCGACGGTCAGGGATTCACTTCCTTCCCGTGCGTCAGCATCGACTTCAAGTCCAGGGAAGACTATGACGACGAACTGCTGGAACAGGTCGTCAACCTTGACGGAGTTCTCATGATCCTCACCTATGAGGAGATCGAGGCGAAGTTCCAGGGGATAGGCGAGGACGACGTCGGCGAAGGCGAAGAGGAAGAACCCGAAGAGGAGGAGAAGCCGAAGCGGTCAGTCGGTGGCAGGCGCAGGAAAAAGAAGGAGCCTGAGGAAGAGCCTGAAGAGGAAAAGGGTGAAGAGGAAGAGGAGGAAGAGAAGCCTCGCAGGCGACGTCGCAAGAAGAAAGAACCTGAGGAAGAGGAGGGAAACGAGGAGGATGGGAGCCAGGAGCAGGAATCCTCGCCAGAGCCGAGCTCAGAGAAGAGCGAAGATGGCGAAGACGGGGAAGGTGGCATCGATCCTGACGACGTTCCTGACGGTTACGTGATCTGCCCCGCCTGCGAAGGCAGAGGAAAGAACACCCGCGGTCGTACCTGTCGCATCTGCAAAGGCGAGGGGTACATCGAGGATCCAGAGGCAGAAGAGGAAGAGGAGAAGCCAAAGAAGAGGCGCTCAGGAAGGCGTCGCAAATAGGAGACCAAGATGCCACGAAAGAAAAGCGAAACCAGGAAAGTGGTGAAGCAAGTTCGTGAGCATTCCCGCGAAGAGGAGCCGGCTGTCGAATCCAGTCGGCTTCTCATTCCCACGGGAAGCACGATGCTGAACCTGGCAGTGAGCGACCAAGCCAGAGGAGGATACGGCGGCGGAAAGATCGTCAACCTCGTGGGCGACAGCAACAGCGGCAAGACCATCGAAGTTCTGTCCGGACTGATGGAGATGTCGCTCGATGATTTCTGGGAGAACTGGCGGTTCATCTACGACGATGCAGAAAGCGCTCTGGAGATGGACGTCAGGAAGGTGTTCGGCCCGAAGCTTGCCGACAGAATAGTGGATCCGTGGGGAACGCCCTACGGCGATCCAGACTTCGGATGCAGTGAGACGGTCGAGGATTTCAAGAACAACGTCTGGAACACTTTCGACGATGACAGTCCGTTCGTCTACATCCTTGACTCCTATGATGGCATGACAAGCAGGGAGGAGATCAAGCGTCAGCAGAAGGAGGCGAAAGGGGAAGAGATGAACAGGGACTTCCCAAGACAGCCTGCCATTCTCAACGAGGCACTTCGCAAATGCAAGACCAAACTTCGAAAGACGGACTCGGTTCTCATCGTCGTCAGCCAGACCAGGGATGTGATGAATCCAGGGACGTTCGGAGCCCAGAAGAGACGCGCAGGTGGAAAGGGGCTGAAGTTCTTTTCCTCTCACGAGATGTGGATGGCGATCAAGGGACAGATCAAGCGCACGGTCAGAGGAAAGAAGAGGACCATCGGGCACGATGTGGTCATCAGAAGCCACAGGAGCAAGCTGACAGGAAAGCGGCGCGACATCGAGGTTCCGATCTACACGGACTACGGCGTTGACGACATAGGTTCGATGATCAACTGGCTGATGTCCAACAAAGTTTGGACAGGGACAAAGTCCAAGGTGAACACCAAAGGATTCATGAAAGCACAGCTGAGCGTGGAGGATCTCATCACGAAGATCGAGAGCGACAACGGCTGGCTTGAAGAGCTGAAGGACGAAGTCCAGGATGGATGGAATGTCATCGAAGAATGTCTGAAGGTCGACAGAAAGAAGAGATACGAATGACCACATTCAAGAACAGGAAGAAAAGAGACATGAAAACAAATCCGAACTGGAGCGGCCTGACTCACAAGGGCGTGATAAAAAGTTCGGAGGGCGACTTCGAGTTCTATCTGATAGCGAACGTCGACGAAGATGGAATCCTGAGGGAGATATTCATCAGGGAGAAAGGCGACGGCCACATTCACGATCCTCTGTGCATGGTCCTCAGCTGTCTATTCCAGATGGACAGCGACGCCATCGAACCGATCCTTGGGAAGCTGGCACACATAAGGCATGAACCAAGTGGATGGACAGAGGATCCGCGCATCGGAAGAGCCAAGTCGCTGGTGGACTATCTGGCGAGATGGCTCGCCGCAGAGTTCCTGCCGAAGGAGTCTGCGAAGAGACTGGGAGTGAGGTTCGAAGATGAAGACGATGATAATTGATTGCAACTATCTGTCGTATCAGGCGTTCTACACGATGCGAGATCTCGATCACGACGGCGTGCCGAGCGGCGTCGTCTTTGGCTTCCTGAATCGCCTTCTCTATCTTGGCCATCAGTTCAGGTCCAACAGGTTCGCGCTCTGCTGGGACTCGAGGAAGAGCTACAGGCGGATGGAGTATTCCGAGTACAAGTCTCACAGGAGGGAACACACGGACGACGAGCTGGCGACGTATTCGATCCTATGGGAACAGATGGATGAACTGAAGTATCACATCCTCCAGGAGATAGGATTCAACAACATCTTCGAGCAGTGGGGAATCGAAGCCGACGACCTGATGGCTTGGATCGCCGAACGAGTACCCGACTCGGTGATAGTCACGTCCGATGAGGATCTCTTCCAATGCCTGACAGAAGAGACGGAGATATTCAATCCGTCAAGCAAGAAGAGCTGGACCAAGAGATCGTTCGAAATCGAGTACGGAATCCATCCGAAAGACTGGTGGAGGGTGAAGGCCATCGGCGGCTGTTCTTCGGACAATGTCAAAGGCGTCGCAGGCGTAGGCGAGAAGAAAGCGATACAGTGGATAACGAGAAAGATGAATCCTGACACGAAGACTTTCGAGAAGATCGAAGCGGCAATCGAAGCTGGTCTGATAGACAGGAACGAGAGCCTGGTCCGCCTTCCGCATCCAGCCACAAAAGATCTCGACATCTGCGAAGACGACTTCGACATCGAAGGTCTGAAGTTCGTCGCACAGCGATACGGCATGAACAGTTTCATAGAGGGTCCGCAGTTCAAGCGGTGGGAGGATCTCTTCGCCGGAGACTTTCAGGTGGTTGAAGACAGGTCCGCCTCCGCCAGACACGAAAGGAAGCAGACGACAAACAAGATCAGAGACAGGAGGAGAAAGAGATGACAGCCTACATCGGAATCGATAATGGCGTCACTGGATCCATCGGCGGTATCAAGTGCGGCGCCACGATATTCGTTCCGATGCCCACATTCGTCGAGCAGAACTACACCAAGAAGAAAGGGAACATCACAAGGGTGGACGCCACGAAGCTTGACGACATCCTGTACGACTTCACCAAGGACGCCAAGACAGTGAAGATCATGATGGAGAGGCCGATGGTGAATCCGAAGAGGTTCGCTGCGACAAGATCAGCGCTACGTGCTCTCGAGGCCACGCTGGTGGTCATCAACTTCCTTGACTTTCCCATCACCTACATCGACTCGAAGGAATGGCAGAAGGAGATGCTGCCGAAGGGTGTGAAAGGTCCATCCGAACTGAAGAAAGCGAGCAGAGATATAGCCTGTCGTCTCTTCCCCAAGCACAAGAAACAGATCAAGCGAACGAACAGGAATGGAAGGGACGAAGGCGACGGCGACGGGATCCTTATCGCGGAGTATTGCAGGAGGTTTTTCAAATGAAAGTGAACACCGGTTTCCAGCTCACGCTTGAAGTTCCAGACGGAGGCAGATACGGAAGTCCGGCGGCGATCCGCGAGACATTCCAGGAGTTCTTCTCGAACCTTCATCAGTTCATAGAGGCTCAACCTCTGGTCGAAGGCATCATCATGAACGTGAAGGAAGAACAGACGCACGACGTCTATGGCCACTGCGAAGCGTGCGGATCCAGAACGGTGAACTTCGATTGCGGTCCGTGCCTTCTCAAGAAGAACGACCTGCTGAGAATGGCGTTGTCCCTGTCTATGGATGCGATGACAGAACTCCTTCGCGTGAGTCGCGGCGAAACAGATATAATCAACTGGAATAAGTGGATGGAAAAGTACAAACGGTTCTCCAGTATCATGGAAAGGATCAAAGAAGATGATCAGGCGTCTCAAGATAGAGAACTTTCAGAGCCACAAGCTGACGGAAGTTGAGTTCGTCGACGGACTGAACGTGATAGTCGGACAGAGCGACTGCGGAAAGACAGCGATCATCCGCGCCCTCGATTGGGTGTGCAACAACAGACCTTCGGGCGACGATTTCAGAAGCGATTGGGGAGGAGACACGAGAGTCGAGATCGAACTGGACGACGGCGTCACTATCCTTCGGGAAAAGCGAGGAAAGAGCGTCAACCTGTACTCGATCATGCGCGGTAACCAGACCGAGCAGTTCAAGTCATTCAGGAGCGAAGTCCCGGCAGACATAGCCGAAGCGATCGCTATGGATCCCGTCAACTGGCAACGACAACTCGACTCTCCCTTCCTTCTTTCAGACACGCCGGGCGAAGTGGCTAGCAAGCTCAACGAAGCTGTCGATCTCGACATCATAGATCTCGCCCTGTCGCGGATGATAGCGAAGGTCAGACAGAACACGCAAGACCTCAGAAGCCAGAAGGCGGCTCTCGAAGAGCACAAGGACGACCTGTCCGCCTTCGACTATCTTCCAAAGATGGAGAAGAAACTGAAGGCAATAGAGCTGATTGAGAAGGCAGCTGACAAGGTCGATGAACGATCCTTCGAACTGGAGAATCTCATGGCGAAGGCGAAGGCATCGAAGGCAGTCTTGGAGAAGGCCGCCGTCATCCTTCCGGCCGAAGAAAGGCTACAGCGGATCCGCCGGCTTGCCGACCGCAAGAAAGAAACGCAAAGCCGAAAGGATCGGCTCATGGACATCCTTGGTACGGCCGAATCGGCTTCGTTTCGTATGAGGAAGGGGAAGACCCTAATGGAGGCACATCGGCCGTGTACGGCCGTAGAGAGACTATGGCAAAAACGGCAGGAGATGACGATGGACAGCATCGAGCTCCGGGCCATATCGGATGTCGCTCAGGAGAAGCTTGACCTGATGAGATTCCACGAGGCAGAGATCAAGAAAGCGAAGGCGGAACTGAAGGAAGCAAGAAAGAATCTGACGAGGATTTGTCCCACTTGCGGACAGGAGATAGTCGATGAGTAAGAGGCGAAGAGAGAAGAAAAAGAAGCATCAGAAACCTGTCGTCGACGACAGGCTCGAGTACATAGCTTCGGTGATAGAGGCTGATGAGGTGACAGGAAGAGAACTGGCAAGACTCAACTACGAAGAGACAGTCAAGAAAGAACTCAAGAAAGAGGAAAAGAAGCGTGAAGGCTGACCTGATATTATCTGCGGACTGGCATCTTCGAGAAGATCAGCCAGAGGCATGGGTGGGAGATTACTTTTCGGCTCAGGAAGAGACGCTCAACTTCCTGAACGAACTCCAAGCCGAACACGACTTCGCACCGATGGTGATCGCTGGCGACATCTATGACAAGTGGAAGGTCTCGCACGATTTCGAGAGATGGGTGATGGCCAACCTTCCGCGTGGAAGGATATTCGTGGTGCCGGGACAGCACGACCTTCGCCATCACAACATAGACAAGTTCGACGAGACCGCTCTGGCGGTACTCCACCAGGGAGGCTTCGTCCAGTGCCTTCCTGATGGCCGAGGAAAGATGTTCGACGACCTTGGCACTAGGCTGGGCCTCTATGGATTTCCGTGGGGAAGCTCTCTACGGGCGGCAGGAAGGAAGCGAAACCAGTTCGCGAGGAAGATAGCAGTCGCCCATGTGATGACCTTCGCAAAGTCCGTTCCGTTTCCGGGATGCACCGCGGATCCGGGACACAGGTTGATGAAGAGGCTTCAGAACTTTGACCTGATAGTGACAGGGGACAACCACGAACCTTTCGAGATAGAAAGAGACGGAACGCTTCTGGTGAATCCAGGATCGTTGATGAGGATTTCGGCGGACCAGATCAAGCACAGACCGCGGGTCTATCTCTGGAACGCCAAGAAGAATCAGGTGGAGACGGTCTACATCCCTCAGAACAAAGGGGACGTATCCAGAGACCACTTGAAAGCGAAGGAAAGGAGGGACGACAGGATAGACGCCTTCGTCAGCAGGCTTGGCAAGGGGAAGGTGGAGATCAGCCTCAGTTTCAAGAAGAATCTGAGAGAGGTTATGGACAAGAGTAGAACGAGAAAGGCGGTCAGAAGGATCGTCGACGAAGTGACAGGAGGATGAAAAAATGGTGTGTGCTAATGACAGGACAAAGAACGAACCGCCGGTCGACTGCGAAGAGTGTGACAAGAAAGACGACTGCGCCGTGAAGGGGATCAAGATGGAAGTCGGAGGTATGGGGACGATCGGTCTCGCCCTGGAGGCGATGATGATCGGTATCGATCAGAAGAAACAGATCTCAAGTCTGTCCAGGGGACTCGCAGGCATCGTCATGATGCTTGGTGAGAAGATCGAGGACAAGGATGAATGGCGCCTGTTGATCACGAACGAGGCAATAGATTTCTATAACGAAGTCGGGAAGAAAGAAAAAGATGGCTCGCCATTCGGTCTGTTCGATTTCGACACTCCAGACGGAACGATGTACGTGGTCAAGCGCGTCGACAAGCAGGAGAAGAAATCAGATGACGACGTCAGTGACTGAGGAAGAACTCGCCGCGATCCGGGACAAGATCGAGAGGGCAAAGGAGGATCATGCTCGTGCGAAGGGGGCGTACGAGCAGGTGATGAAGGAAATCAAGGATGAGTTCGGTTGCGACGATCTGAAGTCCGCCAAGAAAAAGGTGGATGAGATGGAGAAGGAGATCGAGGAACTGGACTCGGAACTGGATTCGAAGATGAAGGAATTCAGAAAGGAGTTCGACTTGTGAAGGTGTTCAAGTATCCTCTGTTGACACAGGACAGGCAGGTCATAGAGCTGCCGGAAGGTGCGACGATCCTGCACATAGGAGATCAGGTCGAGACGATCTGCGTCTGGGCGATGGTGGATCCGGTCGCAACGAAAAAGTGCTACGAAGTTCACATAGCAGGGACAGGTCATCTCCTTCCAGACGATCTCGAAGGCTTCGACTTCCTCGGCACGACCATTCAAAAGTTCCTCGCACAGAGCAGGATTGCGGGACCAGACGGAAGGTTGCCTCCGCCCAGGGTCAAGACGCTGGTCTGGCACGTCTGGGGAAGATGGGTATGAACGAAGTCAAAGAGTTGAGGCAGGAATACGAGCGGAGGAAGGGTCGCCGCGAACAGGTGGAAGCCGTCGTCGCAAGAGTTGAGAAGGCGATAGCAAAACTGGAGACAGAGGCGGAGGATCTCAAAGAGGCACAGGACATCATCCAGACGACCGCGCAGGCGACTCAGAAGGAGCTGGAGTATCACATATCCGAACTCGTGTCCTTGGCCCTGGAGGCAGTCTTTCCTGATCCATACAGACTGAATCTCGACTTCGAACTTCGCAGGAACAAGAGCGAGGCGGACCTGACCTTCAGCAAGAAGAAAGGCGACAAGATCGATCCGCTGTCCGCTTCCGGAGGGGGCGCGGTGGACGTGGCGGCGTTTGGTCTCCGCGTCTCCCTCTGGAGCCTTCGCGGAAAGAGGTCTCGTCCCTGCATCGTCCTTGACGAACCTTTCAGATTCCTGAGCAGAGGACTTCAGGAGAAGGCCTCGAGAATGCTGAAGGAGATATCAGATCGTCTCGGAATACAGTTCATCATCGTTACGCACGAACAGAACCTCGAAGAGAGCGCAGATAGAGTGTTCGAAGCGATCCAGAGGAAAAGAATGACAAAGGTGTCATATGAAAAAGAGATCGATTGAGATAGGAGAGCTGATCAACAAGATCAAGGGACAGGAGGTGAACAAGCGTCACGTCGAACTGCCAGGAGAGAAGGTCGAACATCACGCTCCAGTTCCAGAAGCGAAGGCAAAGAAAAAGAGAAGTTCGAAGAAACCAGTCGTCGGAAAGGGGACGACGGTCAGCTTCGGCGCAGGCGGATACGCTCCGAGCACCGCCCCAAAGATTCAGCAGGACGGAAGATCGTTCAAGGCTCTTCTCGCAACGCTCTCTATCGGAGACTTCGAAGCCGAGATAGAGGACATCTCAGTTGACAGGTCTGGACCGGTTGACACGATGATGGATGGAGGGATGATGAAGACGATGGCCTTCAGCGAGACAACCATCTCAGTCGTCCTGAATGAGTTCGGCATGTCAAAGGCGAAGATCGGAAGCCTGAGCACAGACAGCATGGGACAGGTCTTTGACATGAAGGTGACTTTCCCCAGCGACGACTCTCAATGGAGGTTCAAAGGATTCATCGTCAGCATGGAGAGAGAAATGATCAGGATGACAAACACCATCCAGATACGAGTCAGCGGGGAGATAACAGCAACATGAACTGGGAAGCACTAGGCATATTCATCCTTGGATCCGCGTGGACGATCGCAGGCGTGTTCTTCGTCATGTCGAATCAGAAGATGTTTCAGAATCCTTGGACTGGATTCATCGGAATACTCCTCGCCGGACCTCTGGTCTGGATCATCGCAATCGGGCAGCTGGTACGAGAACTTCGTCGGTGACATCCTTCACCACGCCAGCGATCAACCTGTTCTCAAATGTGCGCGGCGTCGGGTTCTTCTTTTTCTTTCCGTCAGGCGGACGATCAAAGATTCCAGGCGCTATCTGTTCGCAAGGTTCCCATACGATCCTGGTACACCAGTCGCCGTGTATCTTCCAAGGAAGTCTGTTGACGAACCGATACACCCAAAGGCGAGCCACGCTGATGGGATACTTCAGTCCGAGGCAACAGTCGAGGAACAGATCGTTAACGGCTTCGCGCTCCTGTATCGTCATCCTGTCTTCGGGGATGCGGAGGATCCTCACTATCGCCTCACCCTTGGCGATCTCCTCTTCGTAGTCCTCCAGAAAGGTCAGCTTCGATCTGGGCGCCACCGCCTCTCCAATCTTCCACTGTCCATGCTTCTTGACTAGCATCGCGTTGTGATTCGTATACGATCCCAACACCGACCTGATCAGAGGACCATACGCACCGGTCTCCGATCGTCTACAGATTATGTCGGCAGGCAGAATGGCATCGGTATTGAATCTGACAAGCATTTCTTGGGCCGCACTGAGTGGAGGACTCATTTTACTTCTCCACTTTTCTGAGACCTTCCGGAATGTACTTCTCCAGGAGAGCGTTGAGAGTCGCCTCTGCCTCGGCGACCGCGTTCTTCAGCTCAGGGATCTCAGCTTCTGCGTTCCTGACTTTGTCTTTCGCCTTCTCTATTCCGGCGAGAGCTTTCTTGACATCATCATCTTCAGCGTGTTCCCAAAGAGCGACGTCAAGTGCCTTGCCGCGGATGATGACAAATTCTCTTTCCTTGTCGATCCGCTTTCTCTTTTGCACCTGCTTCTCTTTGTCCTTCATGACTCTTGTCATTTCAGTTTCTCCTTGATGTACTTGATGTCGTCGTGCATCATCTCCTGCTTGATCGACACACGACCGATCTCCGCTTTCACTTCTCCCATCTCTTCAGCGTGCTGCTTCTGAATCTGAGAGATGCTCGTCGTGTTCTCCTGGATCCTCTTTTCGTGGTTCACCAGAGTGCCGGCACTCATCTTGACTGTCGCCACCACTCCACCTGCCGCCAATGCGACTGCCAAGAGCCACAGAACCAGTTTCAGAGCTACACCGTTTCCGTTTCTTTCTTTTCCTCCAGCCATCTCTTCCCCCTTGTTATGGCGTGATCACTTCAGGCCGCACTATTAGCGGCTCCTGTACTACAACTGTCGGGTCTTTCGCGGCACCGTCTGCTAGCGTGGCTCCCACGTAGGTCGCACCTGCCACAGTTCCAAGGCGAACAGCACCGTCGATCAGCGTGGCCAACGTGGATGGATCCCTGGGATAGATGGAGAGAGGAGTCAGCTGATTGGAGACGGTGAAGTTCAGGTTTGTTCCCTTGAACGTGATCTCATTCGCTCCGGTGACTTCCATCGTCTTGTACACTCTCTCCTGACCGTAGTACGCCAGGGCCATCTTCGTCGGATCTGTTTTCTTTGCTATGTTTCCGCAACCGACATAGAACACCGACAGGATCAACATCAGTGCGGTCATGACCATTCTCTTCATGATTTCCCCTTTCACTTTCTCAGTTTATCCAATATCATTTTCGCGTCGTGATCCGTACAGCTCTCATCGTGAGGACAGCTCCACGGTTGCTGGGTCCCGTCTCTGTCAAACAGAAAACTGTTCGGCCGGTGACACTCTGGCGTGGGACAATCGCTCATCCTGATGTTCTGGTGTGACTTGTATCCAAGCCTGTCTGGCGAAGTGGCGCACCAACAGACGACCGCCTTCTTGTCCATCGCCGCGGCAACGTGCTGGAACATCGAGTCTATGAGCAGGAACTTGGCTCCCTCAGCGAATAGAGACATCGACAAGCGCATGGGATATGAGACGTTCTCCGCACCGTCGAGATCCTGTTGCGTCGCCGCCTTCAGGAGCATCGGATGATATTTTTTCTTCATCCTGTTCACCACTTCCTGAGCCGTCTCCCTGCGAAGGCTTCTCACGAACATCTTCGGAACCATCTTGTTCGGCTGTGGCGGAGCACCGCCCTCGAACTGAACGAAGAACAGAGGCTTTCTCTTGCTTTCCGCGAAACGCTTTGCCTCTCTCTTCTCCTTCGAGGTGAAATACAGTTCCGGCTTCGGCGATTCGAATGGCACTCCAAGCTGTTCGCACCAGACGTCGACCAGATGTCTGCTTCCGTTGATGTAGTCGTTGTGATGATACGGCTCCGTCTTCAGAACGATTGCCTTCCCGCCGGCGATGAAATCGTCGTACAGGAATGAGGTGTTGGCGAAAGAATACGCCCGGTGAACTTTCGGATTGTTCGCAAACACGTCTGGATATCCGCAGACGACAAGCAGCTTCTTGTCAGGATACTTCTGCTTGATTCCTCTTATCGGCACCGTCGACATTATGTTCTTCCCGATTCCGCCGTCCACTATGAACAGCACATTCTCCGCTTTCTTCTCTGCCTTCTCGTTCATCTTCCTTCTCCCTTGGTTAGGACTTCGACGGTCTCCCCTGGTTAGGGATCCGTCACACTTTTCTCTTCTATGAGGCACCGATGAACAGTCCGTTGCAGAAACAGAACTGGCACCCTGCCTGGTCGGTGAAGTTACAGAACCCCGACGCCGTGGCTCCGTTGATGTACCATCCCTGCCAGCCCGACGAGGTACAGATACACCCCATATCAAAGCACAGATAGTCACTGTTGTAATCAAGGTTGAACTTCGAACCTCCGTCCCCGACACAGTGAGAACCGGAACTATTCCAGCAGATCCCGCACCCGGTAGGCGGCGAGATATATCCGTTATTGTCCACCCACAGGGATGCGCCTACAGGGGAGCCTCCGACATACAAACAACCCAAGCACAGGGCCTGCGTTGAGTAATCATAGCAGAAGCAGTTGTCCTGTGATAGGATGCACCCGCAGAAGCAACTGTGCTGGAAACACATGGTGCAATTCATATCGGTCACGCAGATGTACCCACCGGCATCGCTCCAAACGCTCGCACCGCCTGCACTGCCCGGCACCCAGCCACCGCTGGCACCACAGTACACAAGTGCGCATCCATCGCTTTCGCTTTCGTGGCACAGGCTGGTGGTGTGCATACACCCGCAGTAGATGGGAGCGCACATATACGAGGAGGCACAAATGCCTCCTCCGTGGACCTCTGAACTGGCGATCAGACACGCTGTTGCCTCGATACAGCCCTGAGCGCACATGCCATTCCCGGCCCACACTATGCAACCGCCGTCAACAGGCTCGATACACCCACCCCCGCTACTGTTACACCACACGGTAGCAGGAGGGCTTCCGGCTACCCAATTGCCCCCGTCAAAGCACAGGTAGCACCCAGATGACTCCCCGCTGAACTGAAGGCCGTGGCCGCAACCGTAGAATGAACCGCTTGCGCTCACACAAACGTCATTCTGGAATAGGCCGCACCCGTTCACGCACAGGTTGCACGATGTACAGATGCCGCAGGTGCTATCACTTGGCGTCACGTATGTTC